TCAGTCGTGCAGGTGTTCGGCGGCGTGCAGGGTATTTTCCAGCAGGCAGGCGCGGGTCATCGGCCCGACGCCGCCCGGTACCGGGGTGATCCAACTGGCGCGTTGCGCCGCCACCTCGTATTCCACGTCGCCGACCAGGCGGCCGTCGGCCTGGCGGTTGATGCCGACGTCGATGACGATGGCGCCTTCCTTGATCCACTCGCCCTTGACCAGTCCCGGCTTGCCGGCAGCGACCACCACCAGGTCGGCGCGCGACACATGGTCGGCCAGGTCGCGGGTGAAGCGGTGGGTCACGGTGACGGTGCAGCCGCCCAGCAGCAACTCCAGCGCCATGGGCCGGCCGACGATGTTCGAGGCGCCGACCACGACCGCATCCATGCCGTACAGGTCGGCGCCGGTGCTGGCGAGCAGGGTCATGATGCCTTTCGGGGTGCAGGGGCGCAGGAGGGGCATGCGCTGGGCCAGGCGGCCGATGTTGTAGGGATGGAAACCGTCCACGTCCTTGTCCGGGTGGATACGCTCCAGCAGCAGGGAGGCGTCCAGGTGGGCGGGCAGGGGTAGCTGGACCAGGATGCCGTCGATGGCGGGATCGTCGTTCAGGCGGTCGATCAGGGCCAGCAGGTCGTCCTGGCTGGTTTCGGCGGGAAGATCGTAGGCCTGGGAGAGAAAGCCGACTTCCTCGCAGTCCTTGCGCTTGTGCGCCACATAGACCTGAGAGGCCGGATCGGTGCCGACCAGGATCACCGCCAGGCCGGGAACGCGCAGGCCTTGCTGGTGGCGCTCGGTCACGCGTTGGGCTATCTGCTGGCGAAGGTTGGCGGCGATCGCTTTGCCGTCGATCAGTTGTGCGGTCATGTCGGAAGGGTAACCATCGAATCGGGTGGAAAAAGGACGCGCATTTTCGCATGGACGCCGCCCGGGGCAAAGGAGGCGACCCGTGGATTTGCCGTAACTCCTTTATATAGCTGAATTTTTTTAAAAAACCCGTTGACGGCCTTTCGCCCCCTGTATAACATGCGCCCCGCTTGCCGAGCACAGCCGGACGCAGGGTAAGAGGTAATGCAAGTCGGTTGCTGACTTTGTGATTGCCAGAGCTTAAAGTTTGCGCTCAGCATTGAATGCAGATGAATAAAGCGCCCGTAGCTCAGCTGGATAGAGCATCCGCCTTCTAAGCGGATGGTCGCAGGTTCGAGTCCTGCCGGGTGCGCCATTCGGCGAATCGGCAAGAAGCAGGCGATGTTTTACCGCAAGTCGTAATATGGTGGGCGTAGCTCAGTTGGTAGAGCACAGGATTGTGGCTCCTGGTGTCGTGGGTTCGATTCCCATCGTCCACCCCATATTCCGAAGCGCCAGGCCCGAGGCCTGGCGTTTTCATTTCCAAGCAGTGTCCCGCGGACGTGGTGGAATTGGTAGACACACTGGATTTAGGTTCCAGCGCCGCAAGGCGTGAGAGTTCGAGTCTCTCCGTCCGCACCACCTTCTAAATCAAGTGTTTACGAGCTTCAGCGGCCCTCCATGTAGATGCGCTGGATTATCAACGTGAACAGAACGTGAAATGCGACTTTCACGGACTTGATCAAGAACCCCAACCGCATCCCTTACCCTGGCCGGAGCAAGGTGGGCATATCGCTCAGTCATCGCGACTGTCGAGTGTCCGAGCAGATCCCGGACATCCGCCAACGGAACGCCGGCGCTTACCAGCCATGCCGCGCAGGTGTGGCGCAGGTCGTGAATCGTAAAGTCCACAATCTTCGCTGCCTGGCAGGCCTGCTTGAATCCGGCTGATAGCGAAACCACTCGATCTCCGTTGGCTCTGGCAAAAACCCAGGGGCATTCCGGACTGGTCTCGGATCTGAATGCCATTCGTCGCTTTAACGCTGCCATCGCACCTTCGTTGATCGGTATGCTCCGGCGCTTGCCTGCCTTCGTGTGGGATGCCTCCAAGTAGATCAGTCGATTGGCGAAATCCACTCTGCGCCACTCCAGGCCAAGCATTTCCTCCCGCCGGCATCCGGTGTTTACCGCTAGGCGGATGAAATCCTCGAGCATCGGGCCAAACTTCTGGACGCGCGCGGCGCGGCACAGGGCCTCGACCTCCGCCCTGGTCAGCCAACGATCACGTCCCTCGGCCTCGCGCATCTTCCGTCCCTTCACCGGGTTAGGAAGGGCCCACTCCAGTTCTGTGTTGCAGTGGTTGATCGCCGCGGACAGTGCGGCGAGTTCTCGGTTGATGGTTGCCGGGGATGCGCCGGCATCCAACCGATGCGCTCCGTATCCCCGGATGTCCTGGCCCCCTAGATCGTTGACCACGCGTCCGGCAAAATACTCGCGCAGCGGCTTTATGCGGTGCACGGTCGTTTCGTAGCTGCGCTGATGCTGGCGAGCGTGCTGCAGGTACGGAATGATCACCTCCTCAAAGGTCCTGGGCGGATTCACGCCCATTTCCTTTTCCTTCCACGCTTTCGCGCGCTCCTGTTGCTCTAGTGCTTTCGCCGCCGAGTAGTCGGCAGTTCCAGAAGAGCGTCTAACAAGCTTTCCTGTTGCTGATTTGAAAGAGATCCACCAGTAGGCGGAGTCGTTTCTCTTGTACGGCATACTTCCTCCGGTACGCCGACCGCGTCGCGCATGCTAGCAGCGGCTTCCTCTTCAAGCATCTGTTCGAGCTTTTCCTTGTGTACCCGGATGGTCTTTTTGAACCTGACCACCGGGATCAGCTTTTCGTCCGCGTAGCGGTACGCGGTCCTGCGGCTCACGCCGAGAATGCCGGCGGCCGCCTCAACTGAAATCAAAGACATAGCGAGACCTTGGCCGATCAACGGCATCGGGTTGGCGGGTAGAATTCGTGGAGGCTTGGCCGGGCAGGGCGCCCGCATCGGGCAATATGGGGGTTAACTGCTCGGTCAGGCCTTCTGGTAGGATTTGGAGCCCAGCCGGGTTAGCTCAGGGAGAGCTAGTGGCGCCCGGCTGGGCTACTTCGGTTGTTTCTGCTTGTTGCGGCGAGCGATGATCAGTTGCTTGGACGCCGTGGCAACTCCCTTTACAACGTCTTCCGGGAGAAGCGCCTCATTGCAGTGTGGGCAAAGCGGAGCCATCTTCGTGCTGCGCCACGCTTCGTCGATCACCTTGGCCGCACGGCTGCGGATTGCAAACTGCTCTGCCTCATGCAACTCTCGGCGGCGCCTGTTCAAATCCTTCAGGCCGCCATCGAATACCTGTACCAGGTGCATGAAGGCATCAAACGGCTCGACCTCCGTTTCACAATCGCTGCACCAGATGCGGCGCTCCTTGTCGTCGTAGACCATCTTCCGGTGACGGCAGGACGAAACGGGGCGGCGGGTAAGTCCTCGTGCCACCCGCAAGTCCTCGATCTGGACGACCTTTACGCCGTAGAGGTATTCATGGGGTTCAATGGGTGCGTCGCTCATTCAACTCTCCATACCGTTCTGCTTCAATTGGCTGGAAAACCACCATTGTCCATCGCCATCCATCCCAAGCAGCCTGTGTGTGGCTGTCCGAATATCGGATGTCGCCCTGGGCGTCAACGTAGGTGGTCAGGTCGAATATGCCGGTCATTCGTTTCTCGAATACCTCCCGCATTTCGCTCATTCCCCACCTCCCATAGACTTGCCGATCTCGGCGGCGGCGCGGACGAAGGCGAGACGAGTTGCTTCGCGAGCACCAAGCCCTTCGATGGCCATTGCGCCATTTCGGTAGTTCAGCCAGACGGAAAAGGCGTTACCGTCTAGGATGCCTGCGTCTACTGCAAGACTCAGCGCGTCGCCGTCATCGTGTCTCGGATCCCACTTTCTCCACCGTCCAGTCTCTGCAAGGATTACCGGGACAGCCGGGCTGGAGAGGGATCGGTACGAGTATGAAAACTGATACCCCGCCGCCCGCGCCGCCAGTTCGAGTAGTTCGCGGTCGTTCATTGCGTTGCTCCTTTGAATAGGGTGCGCAGGTCTTCCATGACCTCAACCGCGACGCCCTCTTTGTTGTACTGGTCTGCATAGTCGTATGCGTTGAGGATTGCGCGCATGCCCATTAGAAGCGCCTCGTTCTCCGCCTTGATCCGCTCTGCCTCTTTCGACCAGTCAAGCCATGCGTCAATGTCGTAGTCGCCTTTCATGCCTTGACGCAGTCTGTCGTTCTCCGCCTTGAGCCCGTCGATCTCGTCCAGCAGGGCGAGGATGGTCTTGGGGTTGGCCGCGGAATCGAATAGCTCCCAAGCAGCGGAGATCGGCTCATCCTCATTCCGCTCAATTCGGATCACTTCTTCAGCCAGCCTCCGCAGCTCTGCGTGGTCGGTCATGATCTGGTCCGCCTGCTTCACGCTTTCCAGCAGTTCGTTGAAAAGTGGCTCATCCATTTTTCTTCACCTCGGTGCCGGCTTCGCGCGGCAGCTTCTTCCTTTTTGGCGTGCTGATCGGATCGCCCAGCTTGAAGTCGAGGCGAACGATGTAGGCATTGTTTTCCTTGCAGATGGCTCTGTTCTGCCGGAGGGTCCTGAATTCCCAGCCAAGTTCCGGTTTGAAATGCGACCCTCCAAATTCCCAGAGCAAATAACAGGAATCGGAGATATAGAGCACCTTGCGTCGCGGACCTTGAACTAGTGCGTAGCCTTTCATTGCTTCACCTCGATTCCGGCTTGCTTGATGAACGCCGCGCAGGACCAGATGGCGCCGTTGACCATGTGCGCAATACCAGCGGCCATGTCGATGCCTTCCTCGTCGATGTTGAAATGCTCAACAACCTCTTCGGCGGTGATCGTCGGCGGCAACTCCACCCTCAGAGCCGCGCGGCTGGCTTTCCATGCCTGCCAGCACTCATCTGTGCATCTGGCGGCGTAGTCGGTGACAACACCGTCACGATGAATCGGCATCCGGTGCTTGGTTGCCCACGCTTCAAACTCTTCTCTCATGTCAGGCACGGTCAGGACTCCTTTGGATGGCCGCGCAGCCGGTCGGCTAGCTCCATCTCTGCGTAATAGGCGCTCATGCTTTCGGCGTCGTTGAGGTTCAACGTTCCGTAGACGTGGCGGTTGTAGAATTGCGTAGTGCCGAGGCAAGGCTTCGACAGGTTCAGCGTGTAGCCGCGCTTGTCGGCCAGGAACTTGGCGACCGCAGCGGATCTGCTCATGCCTGCTTGGCAGTGAACGATGATCGGTTCATCACCGCACTCGTTCACGAAGTCGTGGATCTGCTTGGCATCAATGTGGCTGAACACCCGAAAACCATCGCTTCCCAGGTATCCGTCTACATCATCAAACTCCAGCCGCAGAACGCGCTTGTGATTGCAGGCAAAGGCGTACCAATCACCCTTGCGCGCAGTGCCGCGACTTCCTCCCTGAGCGCCTGGGCCTCGGCGGCGAGCTTGGCGTAGGCGTTATGCTCGACGAATTCCCCGTCAGGATGCTCATGCCAGCAAGCCGCCATGTCGAATGTGTAGCGCGTCACGTCACTCATGACAGGCTCCAGTAGACTGTGATCGAAGCGATAATTGCCCCATAGGCCGCCCCAAAGAAGAACATCAGCCATGGGTGCGGCTTCCTCTTTCCGAGGCGCTTGTTCTGCTTGATCAGGTCTTCGTTCTCTCGCAGAAGGGCGAGGGTCAGTTCCTCGCCATCCAGAGCTGAAGCACCGGCGAGGTGCTCGGCTGTGATGCTATGAACCTCACTCATGGATCAGTCCTCCGGATACAGGTCGTATTTGCGGCAGATGGCGTCCATTTCCGGGCGCGCGCGGAAAATCCAGAACTCCCCGCCATCGACGCTCACCTGATAGATGTACTTTGTGCCCGGAAGGATCTTCCCTCGGTCGGATCGAACGGCCTCAACAATTAGCCAGTCATCCGCACCAACGTCTTGCCTTCCGAAGCCGGCACGGTCGAACCAGTAATAGGCATCGCATTGATAGTGCTTCCGTGCCGTACGAAGCTCGTCGCGTAGCAGTTGCATTACGCCTCCTCCTTGCCGGTCGCGGCGGCGAGCAGATCCGCAGCCAACAGGTACAGGACCGATTCTGCGATTCCGCTTTCACCATCGCGGGCGGCGGCGTAACCTGCGCCGTTTTTCAGGTTCATGACGACGATGCGCTCTGCTGAGCGTTCGATGCGCCACCCCTCCGGCACGCTGTGCTGAGCCTGGGCTACGACCTTTTCGTCGGCGACCTTCGCCAGGATGATCAGGGAGCGAGCGAGTTCGTCGGGCGTGAAGCTCCCGAAGTCGCGCAGGATGCGCTGGAGGTTCTTGTTGAAGTAGTGGGCGTCTACCCCGTAGCGATTGCGGGTGGCGGTCAGCTCCGCGACCCTGGCCAGGGCGGCGTCGCGCTCTTGCTCTGCCGTTGCGCAGGCCGTTGATACTTCGTGCAGACGGGCGTTGGCGGCGTCTCGCTGCTCAGCCAGTTGCTCGATGGTTCCGCATCCAGCCTGCTCGACAATCGCTTTGTGAACCTTGAAGGTGCTGCGCAGCCATTCCAGTGCGCCGGCGTCGGCCTCCAGCTTCTCGTTGCGCGCCCGCAGCGCCCCGACGATGTGCTCATGCTGGGCGACGGTCATCAGCGATTGATATTCGCCGCCGGATTTCCATTCATCGAGACATGCCTTGTCGCTGACGATTCCGCCGCTGAAGCCGTAACGCCACGCCACAACCTCCGGCCGCTCCACCTCTGCCTTCTCGGCCTGCGCCGGGGAGGGTTGCGCAAGGGCGGCGCGGGCACGGTAAGCGTCGGCAGCGCATTCCGAGCAGAGCTCAGGTCCGCCGCACCGCATCTTCACTCCGTCAGCACGTGGAAATACGTGGCCATGCCCGACGTTTGTGCCTGCCTGCTCTGCCGCCGCCGGATGTGCCAGACAGGGATGGCGGAGGGAACCGTCGCCGCTCGGGCAGGTGCATTCATTTGCTTTGGTCATGGGAGCTTTCTCCAGGCCTCGGTTTCGAGGTCAGAAACGGTTATCAGTCGGCGCCGGCGCTCGATGTTTTCGAGTTGCAGGACATTGCCCAGGCTGTCGATGACGACCCAGTGAATGCCTGTTGGGAGGTGGAGGTAGCGGGCTGGCGCGGGATTTGAGTAGAGGGCGTTTATGCGGCGGACTGCGGGGCTTTCGTCGAATGGCATGATGGGCAGGCTCCGTAGGGTGGTGCCGTGTAGCAGTGCTCACCGCTGGCGCCCTGGTCTGCGTCGTTTGCGATCTCGTTGAGTTGGCGTGCGAGCTGGCGCAGTTGTGCGGAGGAGAGCAGCGCGCCGAGGCGTGGGAGGCCGTTGACCTCGGCCAGGCGCTGGCCATCCTCGCCGTCCAGGAACAGCGCGGTCAGGTTGAGGGATTCCATGGGGGTTCCTCGCTATGAGGTAGCGTCGAGGTATGCGGCTATGAACTGCGTCGCCGCTTCAGCATTGAGGGCGTTTCCGATGGCATGCAGAGCACCCATTCGACCGGAATAGCCATGGTCCATGCTGCGAACGATGGGCTGAGGCCAACGATCTCCGGGCTGGAGCGGAGAGTCTGCGATAGCGCGCAGATCCGCTTCGCCACGCCATCTCCGCGGTCCAGCCTGGCAAGGACTTCTGCGCGACTGCTGTCCTTGTGCTCCCTCGCCGAGATGCTTGGCAGCAAAGTAGACCCGCTTCCTGAGGATCGGCTCCCCGCATGAGGCAGCTGCAAAATGTATCGCCCCAGCGGCGTATCCAGCTTCTTCAAGGTCGCCCAGGACGAGATCAAACCAGCCATGGACAAGCGCTTCAGGAGACTGCTCGCCAAACAACTCTGCAGGGCGCCGCTCTCTGATGAGATGGCTCCATGACGGCCAGAGGTGTCGTGGATCAGCAAACCCAAGTCTCTTGCCTGCCTTGGAGTAAGGTTGGCAAGGACAGGAACCGGTCCAAACAGGTCGATCATCTGGCCAGCCGGAGCGCCGAAGGGCGAGCGACCAGACGCCGATTCCCGCGAAGAAGTGGCATTGTGTGTAGTGCTTGAGGTCATCTGGGTGAACATCCTCGATCGATCGTTCGTCGACGTCGCCAGGTGCTATGTGGCCGGCGGCGATCAGGTTTCGAAGCCACTGAGCGGCATATGGGTCGAATTCGTTGTAGTAGGCGCCTGACATGGCGTTTCCTCAGGAGGCCGGCATCGGATGCGGTTGCATTGCCCGATGCGCTGGCCGGTTGTGCGGCAGTAGATGGGGCGGTTCACGGCGTCACCCGCTTGAACTCGACGATCCAGACCCAGGGGTTGGCGTCCCAGTCGCCGCCAGTCGAGCGCCAAAGATCGGCGAATGCGGCTATAGCTTCCTGGCCACGGCCTAGCTCCTTATCCTTCTCTCGCCATGCGCCCTCAGCTATGCACTGGTTTGGAGTGATGTCCTGCAGGCGCTCGACGCGCACGGCGGTGATCTCCAGCAGGATGCGGCTATCGCGCCGGCGCATGTGAATGCTCGGCTTCCAAGGTCCGCCGTAGTCGGTCCGGTTGTCGCACTCGCGGTAAACCACCCAGGTTTCGCCGGGCGCCTGGGCCACGTTGATCTGCGCCCAGGCCTCCCGCACCCACAGCCGGTCGCCGGGCTGGCCGAAGGGGCAGCGCGTCGACAGGGCCTCTAGTTCTCGTAGCGCGACCTCGTTGCCATGAATTGCCGCGTCGATGGCGTAGAACCCGGTGTCTTTTACGACGCGCCGCGTCACCGTCTTCCGGCCTTCCAGGATGGCTCGGACCATCTGGTCGTTGAACAGGATTGGCCGCTCCCGCGGCGTTTCTGCGGACATAGGAGTACCTCTCGCCTGATGGCGCAATGGCATGGAGTGGGGTAGGTTCGGGAGCCCGGCATGGGGCCGGATCAGGGAGGAGAGATGCCTGACTTCAGAATCGTCGAGATCGTGTTCGATGACACCAAGGTCTATTACCGGTATGAGACGGTGGGTGCATCAACAATCGGTGGAGAGCAAACACCTGCTTATCAGCAAGACATCATCCTCAATCATTTTCGGTCTGCCGCAGGCTATCGGGGTTCTCCGACAAAGGTTGAAAGCGCTGCACTTGTTGCATCGAAGGCCGTAGGACGAGTGGTCCAAACTTTGAGCGGATCCAAGGCTCAAGCCAGGTCGACAAAGAACACTTGGGTAACCAAGGCGCATGCAGATCGTAACTATGAGGTTCTCAACACCCAGAGTCGTTAGGCTGTACGCGACCCGCTAGAAGTACGTCAGTACTCCGTGAACAGGCACTGGACGCCGCCCTGCCTGACAGGGCGGCCCACGAGGCTTGGTTGAATCGCCCACAGGGCGGCGTCCGGTGCGTGCTTGCTGGAAGAGAAAGCGCCCCGGGTGGGGCGCTGTATCGAGGGTCAGGCCGCAGCCTGGTGCTGCTGATCGGCGAGTTGCCCGGCGTTGATCCAGACCGCCTGCAGCCATTCCGGCGTCTTCGCCATCGGCTCCTTGAGCGTGCCGGCGACGACCACCGAGTCGATCTCGCCGCCGGCGGCCAGGCTCTGGAACAGCTTCATCGCCTGCTGAGTGCGGGCAGGGACATCCAGTACGTCGAAGCGATCCAGCAGCGCCAGGCGTAGGCCGGACAGTTTCGCGATGGCCAAAGCGATGGTCGCGTCGCACCGCCAGCGCTCCGACTCGGACAGCAGACCGTAGAGCCGGCCGCCGAAGGTCACGTCGATGTCCGCGCTGATCTCCACCGGCGACCAGCCGGCAATGCCTGCCAGGCGCTTCAGCGTGTCGTTCACCGGCCCGATGGCCTCGGCGAGGATCTCCGCCGGAATGCCGGCGGGGGAAAGGGCATCGGCCAGGGCGCTCCAGGCGCAGACATCGGCGTGGAACCCGGCGGCCTGCTTGATGACGTCCTGGCGCTGCGCGGCGGCGTTGAACGCTTCCTGAAGCGATTGCACCTTGGCCTGCTGCCGGTCACGCGCCTGGCGCAGTTCGTTGATCGCCTGTTCGCCGTTGGCGATCGCCTCGGCGCTGGGCGCCTGGGCGGTTTCGGCTTCCAGGGCGGCGGCCTGCGCGGCGGCGTCCTCGCTCTCCTTCAGGTCCCGTTGGCTGTTGGCGACGGCCCGCTGGGCGCTGGCAAGATAGCCGCGGTATTCCTCCAGGCGTTTCGCCGCCTCGGGATCGGCAACCATCGCCGGCAGCTGATGCGGGACCAACTGGCCAGCCTGCAGGTCGACGGCGCCCTGGCAATGAGGGCAGGTCAGCGGCTGGTGCGCGGGCTCGCCGCTGGCGGCGGCCTCGGCTGCCATGACCTTCTCCGACCACTCGTCCTGATTGGCCTCGTCGGTGGCCAGCTTGTTGCGCCGACGGTCGGCCAGCGCTGCGGTCTCGCGAAGAGCGGCAATGCGGCTGGCCCGCGCCTGGGCGTCGGCATGAGCCCGCTTGCTGGAGCCCAGAGTCTGCTGGGCCTCGTCCAGGTCCTGGGCGGTAGCTTGCAGTTCCGCGCGCGCCGATTCCAGTTCCTCCTCGCTGACGATGGCTGGCGGCGCCTCCGGCTCCCACCCGTTCGCCTTGTCGCTGCCGTAGTTCTCGCCGGTGACCGCTTTCCAAGCGCCGCGCGCTTCGCTGGCGTAGGCCTTGGCTTGCTCAACCGCGGCCGGGAACTCGGAGCGGAGCAGGGGCTTCACCTTCTCGAACAGCGCCAGGTCGATGCCCTTGGCCTCCAGGCGCTTGGAGACCTCGGCCGGGCTGGCGCTGGCGCCGGTCAGGTCGAACAGCACCCGGCGGCGATCTTTGGCGTCCAGGGCGGCGAAGCGGCTGGCGTCGAGCACGAACGGCAGGAACGGCGAGTCGGCGAGGGGCGAACCCTTGCCGCTGGGCAGCGCGACCCCGCAGGCCTGCACCTCGCCGGATTCGTCCAGCCACTCGACACGGGCCTCGCCCTTCTTGGCGCCCTCGGTGATCAGTTGGCCGATATGCTGCTTCTGCGCAACGCGGCCGGGCTTGCCGGTGAAGGCGTGGCTGATGGCGTCGAGCAGCGAACTCTTGCCGGCGCCGTTGTGGCCGGCCACAAGGAGCACCGGCGCAGAAACATCAAGGGCCGCATGACGCAGCCCCTGGAAGTTGGTGATTTCGAGTTTCGTGATGCGCATGGCTCACTCCAGGGTAATGGGCTCTTCGGCCGGCGCCTTATTGGCAACGGTGACGCGGTAGGTATTGAGCTCCGGTGATTCGCCCTCGGCGTCCAGCGTGATCACGCCGTCGTCGAGCAGCTTCAGGGCCACGGCCAGCGACTCGTCGGTGCTCAGCGCGAAGCGGGACTGCAGCCAGCCGGGGTTGATCTCGTCCTTACGCAGCACCATGACGGTGATGTCGTCGATGGTGTGGCCGCCGTAGGTTGTGGCGCCGGGCTCGGCGGCGCTGCTCAACAGGTCTTTTTCCGGTTCCGGCGGCGATTGCAGGATCACCTCGCGCTCGCCGTTGGAGTTCGGTGCCGATACGACCCCGGCCGCCTCCATCGCTTCAACGATGCGCGCGGCACGGTTGTAGCCGACTTTCAGGTAGCGCTGGAGTCCGCTGATGCTGACCCTGCGTGTGTCGATGACATGGCTGACCGCTTCGATGTAGAGCGGGTCCTGCGCGCCAGTGCCATCCGCGTCGCCGCCATCTTCGAGGACGAGAGAGTTCTGGTCCGGATCGGGCTGGATAGCATCCATGCCCTCCAGGTACTCAGCGGCGTCGGCCACCACCAGCATGCAGACCTTGCCGGTGCGGTCGATCAGGTCGTGGCGCAGCGGGTTGAACTGGCTGACCTTGAAGGTCGCCTTGATGCCTTCCTTGATCGCCACGGACTCCAGAATTCCGTCGATGGCCGGCCGCTCGCCAGCGGAGATCAGCTTGACCGCGTGTTTCACGGTGCGCTCTACGGTGCCGCGCATGCGCTCGATCACGGCGGCCTGGCGTTGCTCGGACATCTTCTGCCAAACATCCGGTAGGGCGCGTACCTCTTGTAACAGGGCCTGGAGAAGGTCTCGACCGAGAGATTCGGCGGCGATGGAGGTGATGTTGCTGGGCAGTTCTTCGGCGAGGTCGTCGACGAGTTCTTCAGCGATGGTTGCGGCGGCTTGGGCTGTCATTGGCTGCTGTTCCTACTGGTTGGCGATTCGTTCGAGGGTGGTGTGCTGGGACTCGCTGAGGAACATCCGCGGGCCGTAGCGCTGGAAGTTGGCGCGTAGGTCGGCGGTGAACTCTTCTTCCCAGGTGGTGGAGGCATTCAGCTCCGCCGCGCCGAGGAGGCTGTTGAACTCCTCGACACGGTCGAACTGCTCTTCAATGGTTCGGCTGGGCATGGCCGGTTACTCGAGGTTGAGCTCGTCGGTGCCGGTGTCCGGCTGCTGATCGGCGGGCTGGCGCTGAGCCGACTTGGTGATCTCGCCACTGACGGTGTCGATCACTTCTCCGGGTTCGTGTTCCAGAGCCTGCTGGCCCGCGCCCGGCACCTTGTCGGTGACCTCCTGCTGGCGCCGCAGCACGTCGAGGTCGACCGTGAACGAGCCGTCGGCGTCGCGTTTGGCGTCGATGACGTCCTGCAGCTCTTCAGCGGTCTGCAGGCCCATGCCGAGATCCGGGGCATAGGCACGCTGCCAGAATGCGGCGGCGCGGTAGATGAACATCTGGTCCGGCATCGTCTTCCACTTGCTGCCGTTCTTCGCTGCCCAGCCTTCGTCGTTCACCATTTTCCAGGTGACCCAGATGCCGTCGAGGCGTTCGCCGGTGGACTTCTCAATCGCCCAAGCCCGGCAGCCGTAGTCGGAACTGCCTGGTTCGCCTTTCCACTCGTAGCGCATTGAGGAGAAGCGACCGCAGGTGTTCACCGTGGCGATCAGAAACTTACTCGACCAGCCCGGGGTGCCATGCACGATGTAGAGGTTCTGCATGACCATTAGCGGGTTCGCGCCCATGCGCTGGGCCATGTCCAGCGCAATCATGCAGTTGGGCAGGTTGCCCTGGTACTGCTTGGGCACCAGGTCGGCCTGGCTGAAGGCCTTGGCGATGCGCTGCATCAGCTCGAAGCCGTCCATGTTGAAGAACGACATAGCGACAGGTGCCTTGTCGCGCTGACGCGGAGCCACGGCTTGCGTCTGCAGGGTTTCGAGGGTGGTTGTCTGGCTCATGGTGTCTCCGGTCATTCGTGGTAAGGGCAGGTCCGCCAGCGCGGACAGTACTTCGGGCTGCAAAGTGGGCTTTGCGGGTTCGGGGGGAAGAGGCCGGAGCGGAACATGTCCGCCGCGTAATCGATCAGGCCGCGGTGCGACTCGCTGCCAGCCATCATCTGGCGCGCGCCGACGATCTCGCCGACGGCCGCCTCGGGCTTGCCCTTGGTCTTCAAGCCGATGATCTCGGCCGGCGCGGTGATCGCATCGCCGGTGGTGTGCTCGTAGAGCAGTTCGTAGGTGCCGATCTGGGCTTTGTGGCCCTTGGTCTTGGCCACGCCCTGGCTCACCGCGGCGCCGCCAGTCTTCACGTCTGCGATGCCGACGCCGTGGCTATCGCGCTTGATGCGGGCGCGGTCGAGCTGGCCGGTCAGACGCACGATGATCCCGCCACCGCAGTCGATCTCCATCGGCTTGGTCGTCAACTCGACGGCGACGAAGTCGTAGTGCGGGCTGATGTCGTTGCAGTACTTCGTGTGCAGCGTTAGCCCGGTGGACTCGGCTTCGCGCGGGCTGATGTCGGAGCCGCGCCAGTCGACCTCGAACTCCGGCTGCTGCAGCGTGTGCACCAGCAGTTCCGAGGCGTCGTAGGCGCTGATCGGCTCGCCGTTCACCCGTGCCGCGTCGAACGCGGCGGTGCTGGCGTGGATCGCGGTACCGAGCAGTGCCCGGGGGGATGAAGGGCTGCGCATCTTCAGGAGGTGGATGCCTTCCCAGCGAAACCCGCAGTCGAAAAGGGCGCCCCAGGACGAGGCGCGCACGGTGTAGACGGTCATGTGCTCGTACCTCCGAAGCCGGGCCGCGCCACCGGTGGAAACTCAGGCCAGTCCGGCGATGCCTGGAGCCTGTGGTGCAGCGCCACGTGGTACTCATGGGTGCAGATCAGCAGGTTCTCCCGACGGTTGTCGGTCTTCACGCCGTTGATGTGGTGCACCACCTCGTTCTGTGGGTGCCCGCGCCGCAGGTGCCGCAGTTCCCGGCCGAGCGCCTGCTCAGCGATCAGCACGTGCTCATACTTGCGGCCGGCCGGGGTCCAGAGCACGACGTATCCGTGGCTGCTCAGGTGGCGGCCGCCTGCCCAGCGCGGGGAACGTTCGCCGGCTTTGTCGCCGCGGAGGTGGTGCCCCTTCAAGTAGGCGACCGGCTGGCCTTTCACCCAGCCTTTCGACCGATCGTTCACCGGAGCGACGCGCGTAGCAGCGCCGCACCCGCATTGGCACAAGCCAGCAGGGATGGTGGTCATGGGGTTCTCACTTCGCGGCGAATGCCGTCGTGGGTTGCTCGCCGGTTATGTGGCCGGCGGTGGCGGGGCCGAGGATCAGGAACAGGTAGAAGGCGCAGGCGAGAAGGGCGCCGAGGAGGGTGGCTTTGCGCTTCGCGTTCATGGCATGTATTCACCGATCTGCGCGGCACACAGAACGATTGCCTTTCTGCATGCGGCATTCCTGTCTCCACCGAACTCTTCCCAGTGCACCTCATGCTGGCAGCCGCCTGCCGGCATTAATGCGAGGATTTCTCCGGAGCAAAGATCGACGTAAGCCGATGTCCAGCCTTGGCCGATTGTTAGACCGAGGCTGTTTGCAAGGCGCAGCGCAGCACCGTCGTCTACCAGCGGGTTCCACACGTGTCCGTCGGTCACCAACTTTGGGCAGCCATCCAGGGTGTCGATGTGGTAGTCCAGTCCGATGGACTTCGCCGCCAGGACAAGCAGGTCATGATCAGTCACGACGCACCCCCAGGCACTTCCGGCCTTTCTTGATGGTCAGCGTCATGCGACGAGGCAGGTTCACCACCAGGGTCTCGCGCGGCAGGCCGAGCACCGCGGCGATGTCGGCGCCGGCCGGCATCACCAGGTCGTCGAGCTGGTCGTCGATGATCGAGCGAACGGGGCGGGTGGTCATAGGTCGATGCTCCTCAGTTCCTGCTGTCTCGCATCCGCTGCGGCGTCGAGCCGGCGGCGCATGTCGTCGTATTGCCGAGTGCCGATGGCGTCGAGGGTGTAGGCCATCTCGATCTGGCCGCGCCATACCAACTGGTCGTGGCGCGGGATCACCGATCGACGCATTGCGACGATCGCTTCCTCGATCACGCCCTCGGCGCGTTCATTCGTCCAAGCCATCGTCGTCCTCCTGCTCTTCGTCCTCGGGCTCCGGTTCCGGCTGGTCCCAGAGCGGGTCGACGGCACGGTCGTAAGCGAGTTGCGCGTTGCTGAAAGCCGCGCGGTTGCGGCGCTCGCGATAGGTGGTGTGCATGGGCTCCTCCGCGGTTACCAGAGGTGAAGGAGCGAACGCCGGGCGCTTCCCCGGATGCGTCAGGTCTGGCTGCGCTAGCCCCTCGACTCGTTCGCTGTTCGGTGGCGGCTCACTCGTCGAATTCGACGAACTCGCCCTCGGCGCTCAACTGGTACCAGGTGTCCGGCTTTACGCCGTTCTCCCCGACCTTGCTGGCGCGGATATGGATGAGGTGCCCCTCGTCGTCGCGATGGCAGAGAACGATGGCGCTGCCGGCAGACGCGCGAGCGCGGCCTTCGATACCCAGGGATGCGGCGACGGATTCCTGGCCGCTGACCTCGGCCGCCGAGTAGTAGCCGGTGTTGCTGGCTGCCGAGTAGTCGCCGGTGTTGCTGGCTGCCGAGTAGTCGCCGGTGTTGCTGGCTGCCGAGTAGTCGCCGGTGTTGCTGGCCGCCGAGTAGTCGCCGGTGTTGCTGGCTGCCGACTGGTAGCCGGTGTTGCTGGCTGCCGACTGGTAGCCGGTGTTGCTGGCCGCCGAGCGGTTGCCGGTGTTGCTGGCTGCCGAGTAGTCGCCGGTGTTGCTGGCCGCCGAGTAGTAGCCGGTGTTGCTGGCCGCCGAGCGGTTGCCGGTGTTGCTGGCCGCCGAGCGGTTGCCGGTGTTGCTGGCTGCCGAGTAGTCGCCGGTGTTGCTGGCTGCCGAGTAGTCGCCGGTGTTGCTGGCTGCCGACTGGTAGCCGGTGTTGCTGGCTGCCGACTGGTAGCCGGTGTTGCTGGCGGTGTCGCCCACCACTGTCTGCTCAACCGAGCTGTCCAACCGAGCCATGATCCAGTCGATGGCTTTCGAGATCATGGTCGGCATGCTGATTTCCGCCTCCACCACCAGGGTGGCGCTGGCGATCTTGCTGTCATCGTCGTGACGGCTCAGTTGTCCCGAAGCCTTCACGATGGCGAATCGGCTGTCGCCTGGGGCGTAGTAGCCGAAGACATCAAGGGGGTACTCGCAGGAGTGGAAGCCTGAGGCGCATGCCTCTACTTCGCCCTCGTGCTTGTAGGTGCCGCCGATCTCGAACTGGTAGCCGCGACAGGTCAGGTCTTGCTTGAACCCCTTGTAGGCGGTGACGATCTCTTCAACCTCGGTCTTCTTCTTGCGGGTCATGATTCGGTCCTTTGAGAGAGAGCCCCTGGCCGAGGGGCGGGAGCGCTTTCGGCTGCCGGCGATGCGTCGGCATGCGGAAACGCTCGAAAAAAGCCCGGCCGGAGCCGGGCGAAGAGGGGGAACGCTGCATGCGCAGCGGGGAGTGATCTGTCTCGTCCGATCCAATCGCCAGTCGGTATCCCTTCCGCGTTATCGGTTCGCTGTCCAGCCCGAGGTGGCTGCGCTATTCAATCGGCAGATCACTCTCCGCTGCGCCCTGGCCGTGCCAGGAACAGGAAAGAGAAGGGCGCCGCCAAGCGCCCTGTCTCCACTTACATGCACCGCCTTATGTGAAAGCGGTTGGGTGCAGGCTCGACCGCATGTTGGCGATCTGCCGATTGAGGCTGGGCTACATGGTGAGATCCTCCGTTGTGCGCGCCGTTGGACCGGCGGGCGCTCGCCGTGGCGCATCGGCCGGCAATGGGCCAGGCGCCGAAGTCAGGAGATCGCGGTGCAGGCCCGCAACGCCACCGGCGCCGACTGGCCTTCGATCCAGATAACCGCCGCCCCGCCAAGCGAAATGCTGGCCCGGCCGACGGTGCGGGTGCGCTTCGGTTCGGCTCCGCGGTACGGGCGGTACTCGATCAGCGCGGGCGCCGGGTGCTCGCGGTTCCAGGCCTCGACCAGCTCCGCCGGTGGCACCGGACGGACGTTGCCAATCTGCTGGTAGATCTCGGAGCGGTGAATGGCGACGTCGTCCGGGGCGGTGATGCCGAGGCGCACCTGGTCGCCTTGGCTGCCGAGGACCGTGACGGTGATGTCGTCGCCAATGTGCAGGGTTTCGCCGACTCGGCGAGTGAGGATCAGCATGTGTGCCTCCGTTCAGGATGCTGGGCGCGCGGGCTCAGGCCGGCTCGCAGTGGGAAAGGGCAACGCAACCGGACACGCCCGCGAGCCAGACGACAGCGGTGTGGCCGCCGAGAACCTGGGCTTCGGTTGTCGTACGGGTGCGCTTCGGCGTGGCGTGACGATGAGACCGGTAGTTGACCTCGGTGCCGACGGGGTATGCGGAATTCCAGGCAGCAACGGTCGCCGCCGGGTTGGCGTTTCGCTTCATCGGGTGTCTCCGGATAGAGTTCGGTGGGGCTGGTGTGCAGTCCCGGCGAACCGGGGCGGGGTGGTTATGCTGCCTCGACGCATTTAGACCAAAGCTCGCGGTCTTGCTGGGTCCAGGTTCCACGCACTCCGGGCTTGGCGACGTATTTCCCGCCCCACTGGCGATACAGGACGTTCGCGCGGACCATCTTGTTCTTTTGTGCGATATCTTGGCGCTTGATTTCGGCCTTAATCTCGGCGTCGAGGCCAAATCCTTTTGCCGGGCGCATGGCGCAAGTTGTGCCGAAGTGACGAATCTCGTTTGTTTCCGTGTCTTCGACCCATACGACGCGGGCTAAACCCTGCTTGCCGCAGCATTCGCAATGCGACTTGTCGTCATTGATGCCAAGGAATTGGTAGCGGTTCATCGTCTTGCCCTCCAGGGCGTGTTGACTTCCCGTCTGGCCCTCGGTGGAGGGCCAGCCAGTGAAATCGGTGTTTCTCCCGCGTTCGCCTACTGGGCTTCTACAACCCGCGGGTCTTTCGTCATTGCTGTCATTCCCCTGACTGCGGCGCCGATTGCCGCGCGGCACAGCCAGGTTCCTGCCCATTACCGCCGGGGTGGCGGGGCGCATTGCTTTCCGGGTCATTCGCTCGGTTCGGTCTGGTCCTCGTCCGCCGCAGGTTCTTCCTGCGTTGCCCAGGCCCGCATTGCCTGAGCGCGGATCGCCGGTCGCCGGTAGAGGCAATGCGATCTGTTGTTGATGTGTTGTGCTGTCGGGTTGTTAAAGAGCGCGGCTCGGTGGCCTGGCCAGCGGTGTGTTGCTGGTGTGTAGAAAAATACACAACGTATTTATCATGGTCAATACAAAACGTACTTATTTCTTCGGAAGAAAAGCCCGCTTGAGGGTGGGCTTGATGGTCAAAGATCAGTGAGGGAGGTCGACGTACCAGTAAACGAATAGGCTCCCGTCATTTCGAGCCTCGACATTTACCCCGTCGATACTGCGGAGGTCTTGCTCCAGTCGAAGCCAGGCCCATGTCGGTTCATTGCTCGCGCGCTTGATCCGCACGGACTGTTGGACTTGTGCCTGGGGGCTTTCAATCAGCGCCCGGACTCGGTCAACGACAGCGATATAGGTGGTTTCGGACCATGGAGAGAACAGCATTCCGAGTACTCCTTGTGCTTCGATGCTGGCAGTTGCTTTCAGAATTCTGCTATAAGAATGCTGTATGTATATACAGTATTGAGGATTCTTTCGATGGCCAAACAACAGAAGAAGCAGGACGCGAAACCGATGACTCCGGTTGAGAAATTGGGGCTCCGCATATCGGAGATGATCAACTCACCGAAAGCACAGGACCTGCGCACGGTGACGATCCATCGCTTGGACACGGATCCCGATGAGGCGTGGGACCAGGTGATGGAACTGTTGTCCGAGACCGACGGCATTGACATGGTTTTCAACGACGACGGCACGATAACGCTGAAGTGGGAGGAGCGGGATAGGAGTGACGGCCAGGTGGAAAGCCAGAGCGAGGATATGGCGACCTATCAGGTCAAGAGGAGGGGTAGCTAATCAGCGGGTAAGGCCGCCTTAGCCCCATGTGCCAGGCGGCCAAATTCGGCGGATTACCTGAACTTGCGGATAGCTCGGGTGACAACGCCGACCATCTCGCAGTTGTCGTCGATGGATAGCATGCGATATGCGGGGTTCAGGGGTTTCAGGTACTTCTGGCCTGCGTCGGACACGAACTGCTTGAAGGTTGCCTCGTTGCTGTCGGCCAGCTTCGCAACCACCAGATCGCCAGGCCTCGGCTCGAGCCCGGTGTCGACGAGAATCAGCATGCCTTCCGGAATGCTCTCGCCGGCAGGGGCCGTCATCGAATCTCCCTTCACCTCCAGCCAGAATGACCTTCCCTTACCCTTGTAGTCACTGAGTTCGAATGTATCGAAGCCGGCCGGCTCTATCGCTTCGCGCCAAGCGCCTGCGGCGACCCAGCTAACTATCGGGTATCGATACATGCGGGTCGGCTGATCTGCTGGTGCCACGTTCTGCACTCGATCATCAGGCAACTGGATTGTGAGAGGGGGGAGATTGAGCAAGGTCAACATTTGGTTGATGTCGGCAATGCTGGGCTCTCTCCGCCCGTTTAGCCAGTGCGCTACGGCCCCCTGAGTTTTCCCCATCTGCTCTGCGAGCTGCGCTTGTGTGATGTCCTGCCGCGCCATGGCATTGCGGACTATCTGTATCCAGTTGTTCATGGGCGGAATGCTACAGACCGTATTAGCAAGTGCAACGCACGTCATGTACTAATCCTTGCAAGAAATAAGTACGAAATGTATTTTCAAAAAAGGACACTTCACCTTGGAGGACGCCATGAGTGCCTTGAAAGCCATCCGCAAGCAGGCGGGTGTGACTCAGACCCAGCTTGCCGAGCGAGTTGGGCTGACCCAGGCCGCAATCGGCCACTACGAAACAGGGCGCCGTAAGCCTGGACTCAGTGAATGCCGACGTATCGTGGCGGCACTGAATGACCTTGGTGCTGAATGCACGCTGGCTGAAGCTTTCCCTGAGCCAGAGCATGACTCGCTTGCTGTATCCGTCCAAATGGCGTCCTGACCATGTCGACGAGCAAGTTAACCCCCGAGCAAGAGTCAAGATCACGCGATTTCGAGGCGCTGTTCTTGAGCCAGCTTCTGTCGGTGGGCCAGAAAGTCGTTGCCGATTCAGTCGGCTTGAGCGAGTCGGCTATCACCGGGTGGAAGAAGGACGGCCTCATCGAGCGCTTCTGCAAGGCCGCCTCGGTGCTTGAGCTTCAGATCGTTCCCCAGCATGCGGTGGTCGTCAGCGCGGACTATCTCCGTTCGCTGGAGACGCTGGCCGAGCTGGGCCTCAAGGCCGAGAAGAAGCGGCCAGGACCGCTGGGTTGGGACTGAATGCCGTCCTTCCAGATCAACGACGAGGAGCGGGAGGCGCTCCGCGGCCTACCCATGCTTGCCCGCGAGATCTACGTGTTCGCCCTGCGCCCGTTCATGGACTTCGCAACAGGCGTTGTCGGAGAGCGGCGCGGGATCTCTTGGAAGTCGATTGCCGAGGAGCTCTACGTCGAGCCGCACCAGGGCATCAAGGGCGGGGAGCCCTCCGAAAAGGAACTGCGGCGGGCGCTGGTCTGGCTGCAGAAGGTGGGCCTGGTGGGCCCCAACTTGGCCGAAAGGCGCCTGATTTTTGAGTTGCCGAAGGCTTCACGGGATCAATCCGTCCGAAAAAAAGTGGGCACTAAGTGGGCAGATGAAGCGGGCAGTTATATGGAAGGGCCGGAGCCCAGTAACTACGCGGCTTTCCCGGAAAAAGAGGGCAGATATGTGGGAGGGGGTGAAAGTGAAAAAGTGGGCACACCTCCGGTATCCGGTAATAACCGTACCGTACCTAACGCGTGCGTGCGCGAATGCCCAGCCGATCCGGCCACTGCGGGACAGTGGTGCCAGTTCTTCATCCGCGAGCGCGGATTCCAGATCCACGCGGTGCAGACCGCCAGGACCATGCCGCTGTTCGCCTCTTGGGTCGAGCGCGGTGTCACCGCGGAGCAGGTGCTCGCGGCAATGGATATCGCCGAAGCCAAGCTCGGCGCCCCGCCTGACTCCCCCCTGTACTACCGAAATTTTCTCGATGAACTCTTGCTGGAGCGCCACCGGATGGCAACAGCACCGCATGCGGAGCACCGCCATGAGCAAACCGACGGACGAAACGCCCAAGCACGTCAGCGACCCGCTGCACGACGTTCGCGCAACGCTGTTGACATCCTCCACGACGACGACTGGTGAGCCGCAGATCGAGAATCTGGTCGAACTTGACGCCCAGGCGCGCAGGGCGGTGAAGCGCGTGTTCGCCACCCTCAAAACCAGCTATCCGGCTTGGTACGAGAAGCACTACGGGGAACGTCGTGCGGAGACGCTCGCCAAGCGAGTCTGGCTGACCGGTATCAAGCACCTGAGCGACATGCAGGTCGACCGAGGCCTCCAGCGGATGGTGCTGGATCAGGACTTTCCTCCGAGCCTCAAGGAGTTCCTGCGGCTATGCCGCAAGATCGACGGTTTGCCGAGCGCCGAGGGCGCCTGGTACGAAGCCTTGGAGCAGCGCTACAGCCACAAGGTCGTGAAGGTGGCTGCCGAACTCACAGGCCTGTTCGAGCTTCGTCGGGCCCAGTACGGCGACAAGCGACTTCGCGCTGAGTTCGAGCATAACTATGCCGTAGTGGTCCGACGCCTCGAGGCTGGTGAGCCGCTGGACGGAAAGGTCGCCAAGGCGATTGGCCTCGACAGCCAGAAGTCGGAGCTGCAGCGCGCCGATGAGTTTGCCGAGCAGCAACTGCTCCACCGGATGCAAGCCCAAGGCCTGGATGGGCTCAGTGGCGCCCAGGCGCGGGAACTGCTGCTGGCCAAGATGCGCCGTAAAGCGCCGGAGGTGCGCCGTGATGCATAACGATCATGCCCAGTTGAAAGAGGAGTTTCTCCAGCTCCAGATCCAAATGCACGAAGCGGCGGCCAAGGCGGCCGAGTACAACGAGCAGGCCGGAGATTGTCTTCAGCAGTACGCCAAGGCTCTCGAGCGAAGCATGGAGATCGTGCAGCTTATGAAGCGAGGGGGGAGTGATGTCTGATTTTCTCTTCGCGGTAGCCGGACTTGTGGTCAGCCTGCTGTTCGTCTTGATGCTCATCGGTGCCTCGTATGCCACTTGGCAAATGCAGAAGGCTCGTCTGGAACTCTACTCGTTCTTGATTCAGGACGTGATGCGAGGGCTCGATGATGACTGACCTCCGCCCGGTGATGTTCACCGTACCCGGCGAGCCGGTGGGGAAGGGGAGACCGCGCATCGGTCGCGTCGGCGCCCACGCCAGGATGTTCACTCCGGCGAAGACCGTGGCGTACGAAGGCCTGGTTGCCATGGCCGCACAGCAGGCAATGGCGGGGCGCCCGCTGATAACCCGGCCTTGCCTCATCGAGATATGGATGTACCACCAAGTGCCAGCCTCATGGTCGAAACGCAAGCGTGCCCAGGCTCTGGCCGGCGAGATCGCCGCCATGCGCAAACCGGATGCGGATAACTGTCTCAAGGCCATCTGCGATGCCTGCAACGGCGTCGTATGGCGTGACGATGTTCAGGCCACCCGCGGCATATTCCAGAAGCTCTGGAGCGAAACGCCAGGCGTTCGAGTGAAGATCGTCCCTCTCCTCGAGGGCGAGCAGTGACTACAGGAAACTACAGGGGAGAGTCGAAATGAGACTGATCAGCGCGCGCCAGGCGTGGCACGACGCCTTCTACGAGAGTCGGAGCTCAGTGCTGGCGGTGGCGGCCGACAAGGCCGCGCTGGGCAAGAAGGGGCGGGTGGCCAACGAGACGCACCCGGACCGCAAGGACACCAACGGGCGTAGCGCCCACATGCTTGCCGCCGGCCTGGTGCAGGCTGCCATCCGCTCGCTTCCGAAGCCGCTGCAGCACCTCGGCCACACGCTGTACTCGCCGCTGGCTACCGGTGACGATGTGGCGATCGCCCACGGCCTGGTCTGGATCGGCTCAGGGCTCGGCCAACTGACCCAGCGCCAGGGCGAGCGGGCCTACTGGATGGCGCTGGCGGCGATCAACTCGCACAAGCGCGCCGTCAATGGCCGCGACACACTGCGCCCGGGCGAGGTCTGCCTCTTCATCGAGGAGCGCCTCGGCGTGCGGATGGATGCGCATAACTGGGCGCGAGACTGGGCGGGGTGCTGGGAGCGCTTGGCAAACCACATCGACCGGCTCGATGCTCAGGCGCTGAAGCCGGTCGCCGAGGTGGTGGCGAAGCAGGGCGGATTGCGGAGGGGGCCGGGCTGGCGCTGGCTGCAAGTCGACCGGAATTTGGTCGCTGAGCAACGGGCAGCCGCTTATGCAGCGCAGCGTGACAGTGCATGCAGTCGCCTGCGCGAGCGCCTGCTGCGCATGACCGATGCGCAATTGGCTGCATGGTTCACGCGGGTGAAGGCCTACGGCGTGGCATACCGTGCGGAATGGGGTGACGACGTGCTGGAGCAGCCCCATGTGCATGCGCGCTACCACGACCGGGTAGCGGCTTACTGGGAGCAGTTGCAACGCCTCGGGAGGGTGAAGAAAAAGGTCAAGAAAGCAGCAGCTTGACGTTTTGAGGAGCATTTGGGTATCGTTTTGCCATTGTGCACAGTTGCACCCGATCAACAGATTCCCCCGAAAACCCGGCCCTGGCGCCGGGTTTTTTCGTTTCTGGAGTACCCCATGGCTGAACCGACGAGCAGCGGAGCAGTAGCAGCAGCCGGCGCCGTCGGGCTCACTGCCACCGCGATCATCCCCGGAGTAGACGTCAATGCAGTGATCGGCGGCTTCGCCGGCGCGCTGCTGTTCGTGCTCTGGGCCCACGACCTGACCATCGCAAGGCGTGTCGGCTACCTGCTTGCTTCTTGGGTAGGCGGCTACTACGCAGCCACCGAGGCTGTCGGGCGGGGCGCGACCCAGTTCTCCGGACTGCCCGCGCTGGTTACCGCCGCGCTGATCGTCACCATCCTGATCGGCGTGCTCGACTGGATGATCGGTGGCCGCGCGCCGGCATGGCTCCAGATCGTTCTGCAGCGCATCGTCGGCATGATCGGAGGCCGGAAAGATGGTTGACCTGGTGACCCTGGCGGCTGCGGCCGTCTGCGGCGCTATCAGTTGCCGCATCTTCACGTACCAGCGCCACGGTGCCACGTACCGGTTCGGCGTCTCGCTCTGCGCGTACATCCTCGCCGCTGGGACCGGCATGCAGGCGCTCTCGATCAGCCTGGCCGTGCTGATGGCGCGCCACGCAACGCCGATATCGCCCTACCTGCTGGCGGTACTGGTTGTGCTGCTGGTGCTGGTCTACCGCAACAAGGGCAACATCGCGCCCATCCTGAGGCTCAGTTGAGGTGATCCATGGCGCTGACCAAGAAACAGCGCCTGTTCGTCGACGAGTACCTGATAGACCTCAACGCGACGCAGGCCGCGATTCGGGCCGGCTACAGCACCCGGCGCGCGACGGAGATTGGCTATCAACTGCTCCAGCGGCCGGAGGTTGCCCAGGCCATCCAGTTCGCCATGGCCGAGCGCTCGAAGCGCACCGAGGTTGAGGCCGACTATGTGATCCGGCGGCTACGCGAGATCGACGAGATGGACGTGCTCGATATCCTCGAGGACGACGGATCGTTCCGGTCGATCCGCGACTGGCCCCGGGCCTGGCGCCAGTTCCTGTCCGGCATCGAGATCGCCGAGCTGTTCGAGGGCCGCGGTGACGACCGCCGCATCGCTGGGGTGCTCCGCAAGGTCAAGTGGCCGGACAAGCTCCGCAACCTGGAACTGCTGAGCCGGCACGTCGGCACCGAGTCTGCTGCGCTGGACCTTGAGTTGAAGCGCCTGGACGTGGCGAAGAAGCGCGCTGAACTGAAACTGCTGGAGAACCCCGACGACGAAGCGCCGCCAACCAGCGTCGCGGTGACAATCATCGATGCGAGGGTGCGCGATGCCGACGCTGAATAGGCCCCAGGCGAAGTTCCTGGCGCTTCCACACAAGTTCTGCGGCTTCGTGGCCGGGTTTGGGTGCCTGCGAGGAAGCACCTTGGTTATGACTGAGTTTGGGCCTATGCCCATTCAGGAAATCGATCGGCCAATGCACGTTCTATCGTGGTCGGCTGTGAATAATCGATTTGAGCTTGCTCTAAGTGGTGGTGCGTACCCAAAAGGTGCGGCGACTCTATTCCGAGTCGTGACGCAGCGAGGAGAATTTGTAGCAAGCGGACATCACCGCGTTCTCTGCGCTGACGGTAGCTATCGACGCGTGGATATGCTGGTCGCAGGTGTGAAGGTATCTGCATCTTCGCAAAGCCTTCTTCAGACCAATTTGGCCGCAGTCCCGAAATCGTGGCACGCAGGTGATCAGCATTCGAATCAAAGACTCGCAGATTCTCTGGGTCGTTATGCAGATGAAGCCCGTCAATATGGTCAACGACTTCTGACGGAAGCAGGTATCGACCAATCTTCTGTTCCGCAATCAGTCGGTGCTGGAACATCAAGCCAGTCTTCCTTGCTTGGGGATGGTCTGGCGGAGCCTGGACCAGCGCATAGCCGTCCAGATCAACAATCCTGCCAGCCTGATAGCTATGGTTCAGCTCGCCAAACCTGCCGCCGCGAGACAGTCGGCCAGCATTGTGAGTGCGCAGAGTGTTCTGCACATGTTTGTCACTGCATCCAAGCAGGGCTGCGATCTCTGCAGAAGTCCGACCCGCGCCTGCAAGGTCAAGAATCTGCTGCTTCAAGCTTGGCCGAGGAGCAGGTTTCGTTCGCTGCTTCAGCGTTAGGCCGTACCTCTCAATGCAGCGATAAACATGGCTGCGCTCACATCCTGCAAGCTTCGCAACTTCGGATGCACTGCGATCAGGATGGGCAAGATCACAAATCTTCTGGTCTAGAGGCGTCATATCAAAGCTCCGCAATCGAATCCTGCTACATTTTAAGCGTTGTCGCCCTCGATGTTGTAGAGGCTTACTACGACCTTCAGGTGCTGGATAACAACTGCTACGTGACCGTCGATGGCGCTATCCATCACAACAGCGGCAAGACCTGGGTGGGCTGCTCGGGCCTCGCCCAGCACGCTTGGGAGTGGCCGCGCATCAACGCCGGCTACTTCGCGCCGACCTACGCACAGATCCGCGACATCTTCTATCCGACGATGGAGGAGGTGGCTTTCGACTGGGGGCTGCGGACCAAGATCAACCAGGCGAACCACGAGGTTCACCTCTACAGCGGCAGCACCTACCGCACGACGATCATCTGTCGCTCCATGGAGAAGCCGCAGACCATCGTCGGCTTCAAGGTCGGCCGGTCCCTGGTGGACGAGCTCGACGTACTGTCGCTGATCAAGGCCCAGCAGGCCTGGCGCAAGATCATCGCGAGGATGCGGTACAAGGTGGATGGCCTGCGCAACCGCGTCGACGTGACCACCACCCCGGAAGGCTTCAAGTTCGTCTTCCAGCAGTTCGTGAAGCAGTTGCGCGAGAAGCCGCACCTGCAGCACCTGTATGGCCTGGTCCAGGCCAGCACCTACGACAACGAGGCGAACCTGCCGGACGACTACATCGATTCGCTGATGGAGTCGTATCCGCCGCAACTGATCGCGGCGTATCTGCGCGGCCAGTTCGTCAACCTGACGTCGGGCACCATCTACACCGCCTACGACCGCACTCTCAACGCCTCGCAGGAGACGGTTCAGCCAGGCGAGCCGATATTCGTGGGCATGGACTTCAACGTCGGCAAGATGGCCGCCGTGGTGCATGTGAAGCGCCTGAGCCTGCCGCACGCGGTCGACGAGATCGTCAACGGGTACGACACCCCTGACATGATCCGCCAGATCAAGGAGCGGTTCTGGCTGTACGCCGACGGCGAATATCGGCCTACCCGCCAGATCAGGATCTATCCCGACGCCTCCGGCGACTCGCGCAAATCGGTACGGGCCAGCGAGACCGACATCGCGCTGCTCAAGCAGGCCGGCTTTATCGTCTCGGCGCCCGCAGCCAACCCGCCGGTCAAGGACCGGATCAACTCCATGAACGCCATGTTCTGCAACGCCAAAGGCGAGCGCCGGTATCGGGTCAACCCCGACCGGTGCCCGACCTATGCCGACGCCCTGGAACAGCAGGTGTGGGGCGCCAACGGTGAGCCTGACAAGTCCGCCGACATCGATCACCCCAATGACGCGGGTGGCTATTTCATCCACCACGACTACCCGATTAGCAGGCCGGTTACCCACGTACCCATCACGTTCACTTTCTGAGGCCACCCATGCCGAACTTCATTCCCCGGGCAGAGTACTCGGAGGCCTTGCCCGGCTGGCAGCTGGTCAAGCGCTGCGTGGCCGGCGCCCGCGAGGTGCGAAAGCACGACGAATACCTGCCGATGCCGGACCCGGAGAACAAATCACCGGAGAACCTGGCGCGGTACAAGCAGTACAAGAAGCGGGCGATGTTCCTGAACATCACCGGGCGCACGCGTACCGGCCTGCTGGGTGCGGTGTTCCGCAAGACAGCCGAACTGCAACTGCCCGCCGGCGTGGAGTACCTGAAGGAGAACGCCAGCGGCGACGGCACGAGCCTGGAGCAGCTTTCCAAGCGTTCCGTGGGTGAGTGCCTGGACACTGGGCGTGGCGGCTTCCTGGTGGACTTCCCGCCAGTTGAAGGTGTGTCCTCCATGGCCGACATGCAGGGGCGTCGGGCGCTGATCCACCACTACGGCGCTACCTCGATCATCGACTGGGAAGAGCAGGTCATTGATGGCGTGCTGCGCCTGGTCTACGTCTGTCTGCTGGAGTGCGTGTCCGAGTTCAGCCAGGAGAACCTCGATCGCATCAAGGAAGAGCAGTACCGGGTGCTGCTGCTGGTAGATGGAAAGTACGTCCAGCGCCTCTACAGCAAGGACGGCAAGACCTACACCGAGACCCTGCCGCTCGACAAGAATGGCCAGCCGTTCGATCACATCCTGTTCAGCTTCTACGGGGCCGAGGACAACGACGCCAGCATCGACAAGTCTCCGCTTGAAGACCTGGCCGATGTGAACATCCTGCACTATGGCAACAGCGCCACGGTGGAGGAGAGCGGGTTTATCAGCAGCCAGCCCACGCTGTTCATCACCACCGACATCAGCGCGGACGATTTCGCCAAGCTGAACCCCAACGGCATCCACATCGGCTCTACCCGCGGGTTCAACCTCGGCAAGTCCGGTGACGCAAAGCTTGTCCAGGCGACCGAGAGCCAACTGGCCCGCACGCTGCTTAAGGACAAGGAAGAGCAGATGCTGATGATCGGTGCGCGAATCGTCCAGAAGGCGGGCGGCGCCGAGACAGCTGAGGCCGTGCGCATCCGCTACAGCTCGGACAACAGTGTGCTTGGCACCATCGCTGGAAACGTGTCTGAGGCCCTGAAACGGGCCATCCTCGACGCCGAACGCTTCATGATGGGCGAGCCGGACGAGGAAGGGACGGTCTTCTGGCTCAATCAGTCGTTCTTCGACGAGACGATGACCGCTCAGGACATCCTGGCCCAGGTCCAGCTCTGGCAGCAGGGAATCATCGCGAAGTCCGACCTGCGCACCAACCTGCGCCAGGGCGGCGTGCTCGAGGCCGACCGCACCGACGAGCTGATCGACGATGAACTGGCCGAGCAGCCGCCGGTGACCGGCGACGACACCGGAGGCGGTGAGGATGAGCAGTGACGGCTACCTGTCGGACGCAGCGACTCGCCACCAGGTGCACGTGCAGCGCTACGCCGGTGGCAGCCTAAAGCGCCTGGCCAAGTTCATCACCAAGGCCATCAGCACCGCGAAATCCCGCGTATCAGAGGGATTGAGCCGTTATGGCACCCAACGTTACGAGAAGCAGATTCAGGAGCTACAGGGCGAGTTGGCGGGCGTATACGGCGAGATGAAGCAGCAGGCCGTGCTCGACCTGACGGAATTCGCCGGGTACGAGGCCGAGTTCAACATGACCCTGCTGGGCAAGGTCGTGAAGACGGTCGTGCAGCTGAACAAGCCGAGCATTGAGCAGGTCGCCGCCGCCGCGCTGGCCGATCCGCTCGATCTGGAGGTCGGCAAGGGCCGGCAGCGCATCAGCATCGCCGGCGCGCTCGACCAGTACGGCACGAAGAAGAGCGCCGAGATCATCAGCGAGATCCGCATGGGCTCGGCGCTTGGCGAGACGACTGGGCAGATTACCCGCCGGCTCACCTCTCTGGGCGTGCAGCAGCGCGACCAGGCCGGGGCGCTGGTGCGGACCATGACCAACCACATCGCCACCTCGGCGCGGGCGCAGGTCATGGCCGACAACGACGACATCCTCAAGGGAAAGCGTCGTGTCGCCACGCTGGACAGCAGGACAACGCCGCTATGCCGGGCGCTGGATGGCGCTGTGGTCCCCATGAGCGCGCCGTCGCCGCCGTTCCACTGGAATTGCCGGACCACTGAGATACCGGTGCTCAAGGACGAATTCGCCCGAGAGATCCCGGGATCGACTCGCCCGGCGATTGGCCCTGACGGCGCCGAGCAGGTCAGCAGCAAGACCACCTATGGCGAATGGCTCGCACGCCAACCCGCATCGTTCCAAGAGGATGTGCTTGGCCCGGCTCGCTACAAGCTGTTCAGCAAGGGCGAGCTGACCATTGACCGGTTCGTAGATGATGACGGCCGCACCTTGACCCTCAAGCAGCTACGCGAGCGTGAGCCGATGGCTTTCGAGAGGGCCGGGCTATAGGTTCGCGCAGACAGTCATTTCGACTGGTTATTGAGAACCCGATTGATCTTGGTCTGGTTTGTTTCGTACAGCGAAGCTAGCTGATGATCAGTCAGATCATGCTCCTTCTTTAGGTCGCGCATCTCCTGAGCTTCTTGATCGGTAAAGGGGGTGTTGAGGGTCGACGTATCGGTGACAGAGTCAATCAGCGCATCAAGAGTCACTTGGACCTTTTGAACCTGCATGATTTTTTCCAGCATTGCTTCCGGTTCCAGTCGCTGCGTGGACATGTCCTGAATCATGCTGGCTTTAGCATCTGTCAGCTGTTGCTGTGTGAGGTTGAGTTTGGCAACGGTGGTTTTACTGAACGTCGCTTGGGACGTCGGCGCCGTTACAACTGCTTGGCTTTCGGGAGCTATTGGGTCTGCCATGGATGCCTCTATTCGGCTAATTCGTTGGGTGAGGCGCAATATACAGGGTTTTACAGATGATTGAATAATTTTTTTATTCAGGATTCATGGTGCGTTCCGAACAAGTGAGCGACATCATTTCATGACCATTTCGACCGCCTGCTGGCGGTTTTTTTGTACCCGCAGGCAGGGCCTGCTCAACGTCTCTGGGAGACAGCAATGACCTTGAAATTCCAACTGGACAGCCTCGAAGGTGTCGATGAATCGGTAGCAGCCCTGTACGTCGAGAAGGACGGCAAGTTCGTCCTGGGCATCGAGGGCCTACCGCAGCAGGAGGACGTGTCCGGACTGAAGGCCAAAATCCAAGAGCTGCTGGATGAGAAGAAGGCCGAAGCCGACAAGCGCAAGGCGGCCGAAGAGCAGGCTCGCCTGGAGCGAGAGGAGGCCCTGCGCAAGTCTGGAAACGTCGAGGAGCTCGAAAAGTCCTGGTCGGAGAAGTACAGCCGCCGAGAGGCCGAGTTGACTTCTGCCCTGGAAACCGAGCGCGCCACCCTGCAAGGCCAGATCCGGGATCTGACCGTTGGGCGCACCGCAACCGAGATCGCCACCACCCTGGCTGTCCCTGGAAGCGCCAAGGCATTGCTTCCCCACATCGAACGCCGACTGAGCGTCGAGCAGCGCGACGGCAAGCCCACCGTTGTCGTACTGGACGCCGCCGGCAAGCTCTCCGCGGCAACGCTGGATGAGTTGAAAGCAGAATTCACCAACGATCCGGCCTTCGCGCCGCTGATCGCTGGCAGCAAGGCATCTGGCGGCGGGGCCGGCGGTGCTGGAAAAGGCGGCGGGGCCGCGAAAGGCAACATCGGCGGTACCAAAGAGGAGCGCCTGGCAGCGATTTCTAGCCGGTTCCCCGACCTTCCAGTCAAGTAAAAGGAGCTACACCCATGTCCCTGTCGCAAATGCAGGTTTTCAACGAGTACATCATGCCGGCGACCATCGAGACGCTGGATCAGATGCTCGTTGCGTTCAATGCCGCCAGCCGCGGCGCCATCGTGCTGTCCCCGGACGGCTTCACCGGCGACTTCCTCCAGGAGTCGTTCTTCCAGACCCTGGCCGCTGCCCAACGCCGCGTGGATCGCTACGCCGCCAACGGTGCCGCACCGATCACCGACCTGACCGAGCTGAAAAACACCTCGGTGAAGGTGGCCGGCGGCTTCGGCCCGGTGCGTTATGAGCCGTCGCAGATGACCTGGCTGGAGCGCCCGACCGCCCAAGGCATCGAAGTGGCATCCCGCGCGTTCGCCGAGATCCTGCTGAAGGACCAGCTGAACACCGCCATCGCCGCCCTGGTGGCCGCGATCACCGCCCAGGCTGCCGCCGTCAATGACGTATCGGCGACCGCCGGCATCAGCCAGGCCGGCCTGAACAACGCTCACGCGAAGTTCGGCGATGCCAGCCAGAACCTGATCACCCAGGTGATGCAGGGCACCACCTACCACAAGCTGATCGGCCAGGCCCTGGCTAACAGCGAGCAGCTGTTCCAGGCCGGTAACGTTCGCGTGGTGGATATCCTGGGCAAGGTGTCCGTGGTCACCGACGCCCCGGCGCTGATGCAGGCCGGAGCGGGTGAGGATCCTGACCTGGAGATCATCCTCTCGCTCGTGCAGGGTGCGGCACTGGTCCACGATGGTCGCGACCTGATCAGCAACGTCTCGACCACCAACGGCAAGGAACGCATCGAGACCACCCTGCAGGTCGACTACACCTTCGGTCTGGGCCTCAAGGGCTATACCTGGGACCAAACCAACGGCGGCAAGTCCCCGACCGATGCCGAGATCGCTACCGGCTCGAACTGGGACAAGACGGCCACCAGCATCAAGCACACCGCCGGTGTCGCTCTGATCGGTGACGCTTCCAAGTAACGCTGATGGCGGGCCAGGTGTAATGCCTGGCCCGCCGAGGGCTATTGCATGAGCAAGAACAATATCTGGTACCTGCCAGGGCCATTTCATCGGTACCAGGAAGACGTGAAGGCGCTGGCCAAGGAACATGGACTGGTCATCGTAGATGCGAACGTGGCGCCCAACCGCAATGGCGAGGCTGACGACGTGCCCAAGGTCACCATTCGCGAAGGCCTGCGCCAGGCGATCGTGGTCGTCGAGGCTGATGACCCGAGTCGGGACGCTATCGACCGTCTGACTGCCGAATTGGCGTCTGTCGGCGTGATCGTTGAGTCGTTCGCAGCGCAGCGACTAGAGCGCCCTGAAGGCGAGCTGGGTGAAACCGCCGAGCGACTGTTCCAGGTTCTGGAAGCCGTCAATGCAGGCATCTCTAGGCTGCAGCGCGAACGCGACGGCGAATTCGAGAAGGCCGATCTGCTGCAAAAGCAGGTGGATGACCTGCTGGCTCAGGCGGTTAAGCGCGAGAACGAGACCGAAGAGGATCGTGAAGCCATGGATGTGGCTGAGCTGAAGGCGCGCCTCGACGAGGCCGGCGTCACCTACCGCGCCAACGCCTCGAAGGAATCGCTGCAAAAACTGGTCGCCGAACTCGGGCAGCAGTAATACCGGGGCTGCGGCCCCACTCATTCAAGCGGAGGCCTGATGGCTATCTACATCACCGTGGCCGACGTGGATGAAATCCTCGGGGCTGACTGGGCGCCTGACGCGGACAAGGACGAGGCGGTCTTCGAGGCAAACGCCTATCTGACCGCCCTGAACCTGGTCGGCATCGACATGGACAGCATCCCTGATGATGTGAAGCAGGCCGGTGCCCGGCTGGCCAAGTGTGCCTCCCAAGGCAAGCTATACCAGCAGCAGACCGAGGGATCGCTTGAGGCGAAGATGGTCAAGGCCGGCTCGGTTACGACCAGCAAGACGTTCGGATCGATTGACCTGACCAGTACCGCCGCGCAGCCTGCATGCGTGCAGTTGGCCCTGGCCTTGCTCACGCCCTGGCGCAGCAATCCCTTCGCATTCCGTGTGGACAGGGGATAGGACATGGGCCTTCGAGACGATATCCAGGCCGACCTGGCCGAGGCCTTTGACGAAGACCTAGCAGACGCTGTTTCCACATTCACAGGGAGCTACATGGGGCCTGGCGTCTGGGATCCGGTCAGCGAAACGACCACTGCCCAGCCTGTCACCTACACAGGCCGCGGCGTGCTCGACAGCTACGACAGCCGGCGCATCGACGGCCTCAACATCCTGGTGGGCGACGTGCTGCTGATCTGCCTGACAAACGAGGTCACCGACAAGCCGGCAGTGGGGCACCAGATCACTGTCGGCGACCTGATCACGGGCGATCCAATCACGTACCGAGTCGTCAATCCCGGTATCGACCCGGCCAAGGCGCATTACGAAATCCAACTGAGGAAGTGACCATGGCCAAGGGGAGATCATGGAGCACGCCTCCCTCGATGTTTCGCGAGAAGATCGATTCAGCAGTAGCTGAGCGAACTCGCGTTATCGCTATGGCCATGCTTCAAGAGGTGGTGCTGAGGTCTCCGGTTGGAAACCCTGACCTGTGGAAGGTCAATCAGGAGCGCAAGGCTCACAACATAGCGATGGCCGACGCATACGACACCATGGCTGCGCAACTGGGCAACAAGAAGCTGACCAAGAAGGAGCGCGAGCAGAACTTCTTCGTGAAAGACCAGGCCGTCGGCAAGGGGTATGTCGGCGGCCGCTTCAGGGCCAACAACATCGTGACAGTTGGCGACCCGAGCTATGCGCAGACCGATTCCGTTGATCCATCAGGCGCTACCACGATCAGCAATGGCGCAACTGTGATTCAGTCGGTAGGGCCTTATTCGGTCGTCTACATCCAGAACAACCTCCCATACAGCGAGGCCCTTGAGGACGGTCATTCGACTCAAGCGCCTGGTGGCATCTATGCCGTGTCGTTCCATGGCGTTTCCCAGGCCTATAGCTCATGACCTTCGAACAGATCCGTGCAGTCATCATCGGGCGCATGCAGGACTGGGCAGGAATCCCTTCTGCGAACATCGATTACCCGAATAATTCCCAGCCGTTTGACACTGCGGGGAAAAGCATCTGGGCACGCCTGACGGATATCCCTGGCCTGTCCAGTGCGCCGGAGATTGGCATCGGTCCATGCGTGCGTCGAACTGGGATAGTCATCATTCAACTGTTCGTGCCCAGCTATAGCGGCACACTAGCTATCACCAAGGCAGCCGACACCCTGGTGGAGCACTTCCAGTTCTACACGGCGCCAGAAGGACCGCTCGACTTCTTCGCAGCCTCTGCCAGCGTCATCGGTGATGACGGAAACAACTGGTACCAAGTGAATATCCAGATTCCATACCGGGCCTACTGAGGCCTCCCTTCCACCGCCAGCCCGGCGGTTTTTTTCGCCTACACAGGAGAATCGCCCCATGAGTTCTGGCGCGAAGGTCCAGCTCGCCTGGATCAAAGAGGTAACCCCCGGCGTCACCCCGGCCGGGGACTGGAACACGCTGACCCGCATCAGCAACGGCGTGACCCCGACCTACAACACCGAGGAAAACAACGAGATCGGCGCCGACCGGATGGCCCAGGGCACCGCCCAGACCACCGTGGACGTGGGCGGCGACGTCGAGACGAAGTGGCGCTACGGCGCGCTGGACGAGTTCATGGCCTCGTGCTTCGGCAAGGCCTGGGCCGCCAACGTGCTGACCATGGGGAATGACCGCATCACCTTCTCCCTGGCCACCTACGCGGCCGACATCGGCGTGGCCGGCATCGCCCGCGGCGCCCAGGTCGCCACCATGGCGTTCGACTTCCCCGGCGACAACGAAGTGACGGTCACCACGACCTTCGCCGCGCGCGCTTGGTCGGACAAAGCCGACGACACCTCCTACATCGTCAGCGCTCAGCCTGAGACCTCGCAACGCCGCTTCGGCTTCAAGGATATCAGCGGCCTGAAGATCGACGGCATCCAAGTGGGCGAGGACAACGCCTGCGTCGACTCTTTCACCCTGCAGTTCGACAACGCCGTTCAGACTCAGCGCTGCATCGGCAACGGCAACCCGTTCCCGGGCAATATCATCCCTACGACCTTCACTCCGTCTGGATCGATCACCATCGCCTGGTCGAAGCTGGCCTACCAGAACTGGAAGAAGCAGCAGACCGGCGACGCGATCAGCCTGGAGTTCACCATTAGCAACGCCGACGGCGGCTACTCCATCCTGCTGCCTGAACTGGAAGTCAGCGGCGACTGGCCGGATGGTGGTGCTACCGACATCATCCAGGTCGAGCTGAACTACACCGCCCGCCGCGTTCCGCCGACCATCACCCGCCTGCCGGCGCCCGTGACCATTTCCAGCGTCACGATCACCCCTGATACCGCATCGGTAGCAGTCGGCGAAGAGGTAGACCTGGAAGCCGCTGTGCTGCCGGTCGGCGCCAGCCAGACCGTCACTTGGTCCACTTCCGATGCAGCGATCGCCACCGTGAACGACACCGGCCTGGTCACCGGCGTGGCCGTAGGCACCGCAACGATCACCGCTACCAGTACCGCGGACCCGACCAAGACCGATACCTGCGCGATCACCGTAACCGCGTAACCCCTTGCCTGGCGCGCCCTGCGGTGCGCGCCGGGCCTTTTTACCGCAGAGGAACACCATGGCCATCACCCTGAAGAAAAAGCCCGAAATCGACCTGTACGGCACCCGCTGGCTGCATCTCAAACTGGACGAGCAGGGGCATCTGTCGCCTTGCGACGTAGAAGCGGAGGCCGACCTTTCGCTGCTGGTGGGGTCGACTGGCGATCCGCTTTTCCAGTCCCACCACGCGATGATCAACCGCCACATGCAGGCGATCGATGCTCAGGCCGGCGTCGGAACCAGCCAGTTCAGCCCGCTGACTCTGGCCGATGTTCAGTTCGACAATATCGACGACCTGCTGATTGGCCTGGTGGCCAGGCACATCATCAAGGACTGGAAGGGTGTGCAGGACGAGGCGGCGCCTGGTGTGCCCGCCGACTACACGCCGGAGCGCGGCCAGGCGCTCATGCGCCAGCACCCCGATGCGTACTGGCTTGCGCTCAAGACCGGCACCGACATCGCGGTGCGCGCAGATATGCGCACCCAGGAGACCGTGGGAAAGTCCTGAGCGCGTATCGCTGGGCTCGGGACTGGGCGGGGCCCGACAACGAGAAGAAGCGATGGAAGCATGAACGGTTCGGGCTCCCGGTCCCTGCGGAGCCCACCATAGACGCCGTCTGCGCCGAGGTGCTCGAGGCCTACCACCGGATCAGCAGGGGCCGGCAGTTCATCGGCATGATCGGCGCGCCGGCCCCGCTTTCTCACCGCGATATCGACGCCTACCTCCTGCGTTACCCCACCGCCATCCCCATCGCCGAGTTCGAGGCGGCGGTCCTCGCGCTCGACGACGAGTACCGCGTCCAGTGGGCCGCGGCGCAATCAGAACCTGCTGAACAAGAACCCGGAGACCGCCATGGCGGAAGAAAGTCGCCTCTCAATAATCATCGACTCCCGGGGCGCTGAGAAGAACGCGACCAGTCTTAGCGACGCGCTGGACCGGGTGGAGCGCAGCGGGGACGAAGCCGCCGGCAGCACCTCCCGCCTCAGTGAGGTGACTGTCCGCCTCGGCTCGAACATGAGCAAGGCTGCGGCCGCTACCGTTGCGTCGCTATCGCGCATCGAGCGCGCGACGGAGTCGACCAGTTCGCAGATGACGGCGCTTGTCTCCCGCGCTGTCGCCCTGGAAAACGCGATGTCGTCGGTGGGCCAGGGTATCGGTCGGCTTGACACGGGCATCGCCCAGTCGAACGCGCAACTTGGGCAGTTGAACACCCAGATGTCGCATCTGGTGTCGACGTTCAGCACGTTTTCCCAGGGGCAGAGCGCGATCAACGCGCAGTTGTCGCGCATCGCTGCGAACATGTCGCGGGCAGCGGACGAGACCCAGAACCTGGACCAGTCAACCAGCCGTGCCGGCCGCGGCGCGCGCGAAGCCGCGAGTGACCTCGACGCAGAACGCGCCGGCCTGGCGCGCCTGCTCGGGCAGATCAATCCCACTGTCGCGGCGCTCGACCGCCTCGACGACATGCAGCAACGGCTCACTCGCTACAAGAACTTGCGCCTGGTCGATGCTGAGACGGTGGCGGAGTACACCGAGCGGCTGAAGGCAATGCGCAATGCCCTTGGCGACGCCGAGGGCGGCATGAACCGCGCCGGGATGTCGGCCAAAGCGCTGTCGGCGAACATGCGGATGCTGCCGGCTCAGATCACGGACATCGTTGTCGGCCTGTCCTCTGGCCAGCCCCCCCTGACCGTGCTGCTCCAGCAGGGCGGCCAACTCAAGGACATGTTCGGCGGAATCGGGCCGGCTGCGCGCGCCGTCGGGGGCTACATCGCCGGCCTGGTAAATCCCTACACCATCGCCGCCGCCGCCGCTGGCGTGCTGGCGTTGGCTTTCTACCAGGGCTCGGTGGAGTCGTCGCGCCTGACCAACGCCCTGGTCAAGAACGGCAACGCCGCCGGAACCACCGCCGGGCAACTCTCGGTCTTCGCGCAGCAGGTCGGAGCAGGGAACGCAACGGTAGCCCAAGCAGCCAGTGCGTTGACGCAACTGGCTGGCGCCGGCAACCAACTGACCATCCTCTACCCGAAGATCGCCGCGGCGGCGATCAGTTGGTCGAAGGTCACCGACCAGTCTGTCGAGGAGGTGGTCGACAGCTTCAATGACCTGGCCAAGAACCCAGTCGATGCGGTGAAGAAGCTCGACGACCAGCTCAACTTCCTGACCGCGAGCCAGTACGCGAACATCCAGTCGCTGCAGGAGCAGGGGCGCACAATGGATGCTGCTCGACTTGCGACCGAGGCATACGCCAACGCGCTGGCCAGTCGCTCCACGGAGATGGAGCAGAACCTGGGGGTGGTAGAGAAGGCTTGGAACGGACTGAAGAGTGCCGCGAAGTCAGCATGGGATGCCATGCTCGACATAGGCCGTACCGAGTCGCCGGAACAGCAACTGCAGAAGGTCTACAAGCAGATCGAGAGTGCCCAGAAGGGCATTGGGCGAGGTGGCCGGGCCGCGTTTGGCCTGGGGATCAGCCAGCCCAGTCTCGATGCGCTATATAAGCGCGCCGCTGACCTTCAGGCGAAGATCGCCGCCGTCGGCGCGAAGAACCTGGAGCAGGCAACGAACAACGCGATCCAGGCGGCCGGAAAGAAAGGCATCGATACGATCAACACGACGTTCGCCGCCGCGCAGACGCAGACCGAGAAGCTCCAGAAGCAACTGGTGGAACTCGACAAGGCTCGAAAGGCCGCCATGGAGGCAGGCGGATTCACAGCCGAGGAGGAGACCAAATTCGCGGTCGCACGCAAGAACATCGAGCAGCAGATCGCCGACATCAAGGAGCGTGAGGCGAAGAAGAGAGCGCCGAAGACCCGCGGCCAGAACGCCGGCGTGCGCGAGGCTGACAATACCGCCTCCCGCTTGCTGGCCCAGTACGATCCCGCTGGACAGGCTGTGCGCACCCTGACCAAGGAGCAGCAGCAACTCGACCTCGCTTGGCGCAAGGGCAAAATCACGCTCGACGAGTACGGCAAGGCCCTGGCGCAGGCGTCGCTTAACTACGCCGCGGCTATCAAGGGCGCCCAAGGCCTCACCGCAGCCGAGCAGTACCAGGCGCAGATGGAGCGGCAACTCTCGATTCAGCGCCAGCAGTACGCTGCCCAAGCCGCGGCGGTCGGTATGGGCAGCAAGGAGGCCGAACGGTACCAGCAGCGTCTCCAACTGGAGCAGCAGACCAACGACCGAGTCCTCCAGTTGCGGACCGAGTTGGCCCAGGCCACAACCGAGAAGCAGCGGCAGGAGCTTCAGGCACAGATCGACTTGACCAACGAGTATCTGCCACAGCAGATCGCTGCGATGGAAGCGGGCTGGGCACAGATGGACGCGGCCATGTCCAACCCCATCAATGGCTGGACCGCTGCGGTGCAGAACTTCGGCGCGCAAGCGACAAACGTGGCTGGGCAAACGCAAAGCATCTTCTCCAGCGCTTTCGAGACCCTAACCACCGGGATATCCGAGAGCATCACCAGCCTGAACTTCTCGCTGAGCACTCTTGGCGACCTCGGGAAAGAGGTTCTGAAGAACATCATCGCAGGCTTCGTGAAGATGGGTGTCCAGTTGGCCGCGAATGCGGTGCTGGCCATGACCCTGGGCGCCTCTCAGACCGCCGCCACGGTAGCCATGGCAGGCACAACCGCTGCGGCTTGGGCGCCGGCGGCGGCGTTTGCGTCGATTGCGACTCTCGGCGGCGCAGCTATCCCCGCGTCGGCCGCGCTCACCAGCACCACGGCCCTGGCATCGTCTCTAGCGGTGATCCCAGGCCTTGCCACTGGCGGGATGGTCAACGGCGCCGGCACCGGTACCTCCGACAGCAACCTCCGCTGGCTCAGCAACGGCGAGTTCGTGGTGAATGCCGAGGCGACCAGGCGGAATCGGTCATTGCTCGAGGCGATCAACTCCAACGACCGGATTCCGAGCGGCAGCGCTGCGTCGAGCTCGTCCAGCGGTGCCACCGCTTCGGCTGGTCTCGCGCCAGAGGTCAACATCTTCAACGCGCCGCCCGGCACCCAGGCAAACGTCAGGATGGAGAACGCCCAGTGGGTGCTCGACGTCGTGTGCGGGAGCATGGAAGGCGATGGCCAGGTACACCAGGTCATGGCCGGTAAATATGGCGTTACCACGGTGGGACGGTAATGAGTGACGACATCATCAAATATCCGGCGCAACTGCCGCACCCGCTGCAACAGGGTTACGCCTTCGAGACGACGAACCCGAAGCTGTCGACTCCGATGGCTTCGGGCTACGTTCGAGAACGCCGGCGAACCCAGAGCGTACCCACCAGGGCGAAAGTCACCTGGAACATGGATAGCCAGCAGGCCGCCTTCTTCGAGGCGTGGTTCGCCCGTACCCTGGTGGACGGAACGAAGTGGTTCGAAGCGATGCTGCAGACGCCGCTTGGCTTCCTGCCGTACACCTGCCGGATTCTCGGGATGTACGAGGGCGCCGAACTGGTCCAGGTCAGGCGCTGGGAGTACAGCGCGACGCTCGAACTGCGCGAACGCCCCCTGATGCCGCCAGGCTGGGAGGAGTTCCCGGACTACTGGTTCAACATGAACATATTGGACCTTGCGATGAACCGCGATGGTCACTGGCCGGAGGCATGAGATGGACCCACTCGAAGTTGCCTTCGCCTCGCCGGCCGACGAGGTGCTGATTCCAACCCTGGAGATCACCTGTGATGCCTGGCCAGCCCCGGTGTTGCTGACGCACGGCTACGACAATGTCACCGCCGGTACCGAGGATGGCCGAACTCTGACCTTCGAGGCTGGCGGGATCGATGCCTCGTTGCCGAAGTCGGACAACACCGGGAACCAGACGATCACCTTTGCCATCGACGGCGTGACTGGAAAATCCCAGAACCTGATCCAGCAGGCCGTCGATGCAGAAAAGCGGGTTCGGCTGACCATGCGGCTCTACCTCAGCACGGACCTCTCCAGACCGAAGCGCGACTACCACATGACCGTCAAGAGTGGCGTGCTGGAGGTCGATCATGCCGAAATTCAGGCCGGCTACTTCGACCTGATTGGCACCCGCTGGCCCCGCGTCGACTTCAACTCCCAGAACGCACCCTGCATCAAGTACGAAGGCTGACCCATGCTCGATCGATATCTCGCCGCCGTCTACGAGGACGGCGGGCGCGAGCTGCCGCGCGTCGATTGCTGGGGACTCACCCGGCTGGCGCGTCATGAGCTCTACGGCATGCCCATGCTCTCCAGCTTCGGGGAGGTGAGACATACCAGCCCGCGCCATTTCCAGCGCGCCTACCAGCGCCAGGTCCAGGCCGCCCTGGAAGAGTGCGAACCGTTCGCCGGCGCCATCGCTGCCGGCATGGATGGGGCGGTCTGCGTCCACGTCGCCCTGGTCGTGGCCAGAGAAGGGCGGCTGCAAGTACTCGAAATCAATCCAGGGTCCGGCGCCCGCCTGGTGCGCCTGCAGGACTTCCTCGAAAACTTCACCCGGGTGATCTTCTACCGTGATCGAATTCTTCGCGAACAAGCTGGATCCTGAGCCGCTGCGCCAGTACCCCGTCCGCGCGCGGATGCCAATCGACACCTGGTTGCGTGGGAACGTGGCGAGCTATCGCCGTAATCGGCGTCGCATCCGCCGGGGTGAGTTGAATCCGGTAAGCATCTCGGTCAACGGTAGGCTCGTCCACTTCAGCCGCTGGCGCGTGACCGAGATCGGACCCGACGACGAGGTCCACATCTGGAAAGAGCCGAAGGGCATCGATCCGATCTCGATCACAATCGCCGCGATCAAGAGCGCCCAGGCGCTGTTTCGGTTGTTCATGCCTCGGATCAAGATGCCGAGCACCCAGAACCCGCGCCAGGGCGACCCGCTGGAGAGCGCACGGACCAAAGCAAACCAAGTCCGCTACGGCGACATCGTCCGGGAGGCGTTTGGCCGGAACAAGATCTACCCCGACTACATCGTCCCGCAATGCCGGCGTTTCCCCAGCGAGCGGACGGAGTGGGTCCAGATGCTGCTGGCGGTCGGGATCGGCGACTACGAGATCCACGCCAGCGACATCATGATCGGCGACACCCCGATCATTTCGCTCGGCAATAACGCCCGCTACCACGTCTACCGGCCGGGTGAGAGCGTGGCCGGCGACCCGGCTGCGGAGTGGTGGCACTCGGTTGCCGAGGTCGGCGCCACGGCGACGGGCACCGCGGGGATCGACCTCCGGACTACCACCACGGTCGACCAGTCTGCAAATGCCCAGGCGTACCAGTTCGACGGCGACCTGGTCACCGTTCCCGTCGGGGCCGGCCAGTTCCCCACTGGCTGGGCTGCCGGGATGATCGTCCGCGTCGAGGTGATGTACCAGTACAACGTCACCGCAGGCACCGGAGTGGGCGGTCGAGACACAATCTCCGGCCCGCTCGCCCAGCTCGGCGCGTTCCCAGGCATGGTTATCGAGGTCACCGGGGCGAACGAAGGCATCTACGTCGTCAACAGCTACACCGCGCCGGCAGGGTCTACGCCAGCGTCGATGACGCTCAATACCACCAGCGGCGCGCCCGTTTCTGGGTTGCAGTACGGAACCGGCTGGGCGTGTATTGGATACCGCGGGCTCCGGTACCGGATCACCGCTGCGAGCTCCAGCCAATTGGCGTTGGACCGGTTGACCGATACCGGCTCCGACGACACTGCCTGGCCTGGATTCGACTACATCGAGAGCAACTCGGCGGTCCTGAAACTGGACGGCTCCACGCTGGAGGGAGACTGGGCCGGCCCGTTCGCAGGGAACCCGGAGGCCGAGAAAGCCACCGCGATCGAGTTCGACTACATGTTCCCGCAAGGCCTCGGCGGCGTGGATAAGAAGGGGAGACTCTTCAATTGGCAGGTCGAGATCGAGCTTCAGTGGCGCGACATGGCCCTGGCCGGCGCATGGACCTCGTACCGAGAGACCATCAGCCGGGCGACTCTGGACCAGATCGCATTCACGCGCCGGATCAACCTGCCGTATGCAATGCGCCCTGAGGTCAGGATGCGTCGGATCGGTGCGAAATCGACCGAGACCACCATCCAGGACACCGTGCAGTGGTACGGCCTACGGACCAGGCTGGCGAGCCCGTCGTCCTACCCCGGAATGACCGTCATTTCAGTGGCGGTCGCCGGCGGCGGCCGCTTGGGTGCGCAGTCCGAGAATCGGGTCTCGGTGATCGGTACCCGGATACTCCCGACGCGCCAGAACGGCGCGTGGACGGAGCCGCGGCCTGTCCGGGATCTGGTGGCGCCGTTCTGCTACGTCGCAAAGTCCGTTGGCTACGAGGATGCAGACCTCGACCTGGTCGAGATCGATGCACTGGCCGATATCTGGGCGCAGCGAGGCGACACGTTCGATCACCAGTACGAGTCGACGTCGACGGTGAAGGAAGTGCTGGGCGACATCCTCGCCGCGGGATTCTCCGAGCTGACGATTGGCCGCGGGCGGCTGCGTCCGGTTCGCGATGGGCTGCGCGAGGGTGTCGATCATCTCTACACCACGCCGGCGGCGAATGGCGAGGTCTGGGCCTACTCGGCGCAGAACATGAAGGGGTCGCTGTCCAGAACCTTCAGCACGCCAACTCCAGACGACAACGACGGTGTCGACGTCGAGTACATCGACGGCCGCACGTTCCAGAAAAAGACCGTTCCATGCCGCCTCCCTGGCCAGTTGGGGTTGAAGCCCGAGAAGGTCAGCGCTGTCGGGGTGAGCGACGTCAACAAGGCGTATCAGAAGGGCATGCGCCGAGCGGCAGAGCAGCGCTACCGACGTTGGAACTACTCGTTCGAAACGGAGCTCGACGCGAACAACAGCGGCTATCTCAGCCTCGCGGCTGTGTCGGACGATACGCCAGGGAGCGGGCAGAGCGCATTCCTGAAGTCGCTCACGCCACAAGGCACCGGCTTGGTGCTTGAGAGCAGCGAGCCGCTGGACTGGGCTTCCATGGCAATGGCGAGGGTCGCCCTGCGCAAGCCGGACGGACGCGTAGACGGACCCTGGAGGGCATCGAGAATCGACGAATACCGAATGTGGGTCCCCTCACTCGGATTCGTCCCTGATCTCACCTGGACCCGCGAGCCGCCGCATCTCCTGTTCGGTCGCATCCATCCAGTGCTGATCACCGGTGTGGACCCGAAGGGCCTCGAGAGTTGCTCCGTTCGCGGCGTGAACTACGACGAGCGGCTCTACATCAACGACAACGCTACCGCGCCGCCTGAGGCGGTCTGACCGCCAACACATCACCCCCATGAAGAATCCCGCCTTGTGCGGGGTTTTTGCTTTCTAGGAGCAGCCATGCCCTTCCGATACAACACCATGAATGCGGTTGAGCCGGATGGATCTTTCGACTTCCGCGACGCCCACGACAACACCGGCAACCTTGATCTCGCGATGAACGGGGCGGCGCTTGCATGGACGGACCGTCTCGGCCGTTCTAAAAAGTCCTGGGCAGGCATCGAGGATCAGGTAAACGCCTGGCTCGACAGCCAGGGCTTCGAGCCAGGTTTCCTCGTGTACGTCGACGGCTCCCCGCTGACCGTAGATCGTTCGACCCAACTGATCCAGCGTGACGGGAATCTCTACAGCGTCAAGCGCCCGGCATCGTTCCCCGTTGAGCTGACCGGGAACTGGGCGACGGACCAGAACCTGCTCGTTGCGCAGATAGATCAAACCCTCAGGCAGGAATTGAGTGAACCTGACGGTATGCAGATGATTGGCGCTCTCGATGGGAAAGTTGGCGACTATTTGCCGAACCGCATTCACGTCCGTAAATTCGGCGTTGTGGGTGACGGAGTTACAGACGACTCTAATGCGCTGGAAAATGCCATTATGGCAGGCGTGCCAATTGACCTCGGAAATTTGCAGATCAGGATTACACGCTCAATTGGGAACCAGGCAACCATCCCTGCCGCCATCGATTGGAAATCCAGTGGCGCAAAGATTTTCATGGACTCATCTACCATCAAGGAGTCTGTTCTCTATTTTTCCGTGTTGCCGCTTGATCATAGAATCGAAGGTCCGCTGTTTATTGATGGCGCATCAAAAGCCTTTGCTGGAATCTATCTTCGCAACAATTCGGCAGATTTCTATCCGCTAGGCTACGGAACCATGTTTGCCAGCGACCTACGTGTTGAAAATATACGGAGGGCGGATGCTACCTATGCAAATGGAGACGGTATCCTAATTCGCGGGGGGTTTACCAGCGTCACCTTGATTCGTCCAATTGTGCGAAATGTTGTGCTTGCGCCTGGTGCTGGAATTTCAGGAATGGTTGGCGTGTCCGGTATTGCCGTATTTGGAAATAGCGACGGAATTGGATATCCGCGCACAGTCACAATTGTTGACCCATATATAGAAAATATAAGCAGCGAAGACCCATCCTATCAGGATGATATGGACGGTATCCGTGTTTTCGGGCCACACGCAGTTACTCCAGGTGTAAATGCTATAGACAGCACGTTTAGTATTACGCGCGGGGTCTTTAGGAACTGCTATGGTCGCAGCATCAAATCCCAAATGACAACCGGCCAGGTTATTGGTGGTAAGTTTATTAGAACAACTGGCCCTGCGTCTGGAGTAGGTAATGAGGAGATTTCATTCCAACAGGGTGCTGGCTATGTCGAGGACGTTGTGTGCCTTTACTACGGCGGTAACGTGCCGAGCACGGTTATAAACGGCGGTGAAGGAACTGTAGAGCGCAAAAGGCCATCCCTTAAAGTAAAGGGTGTATATGTAGCTAACCACTCTAGCCCAGCAATTCCGCAGGTTATACAGACGTTCTCTCCGGGGGTGAGTACCGGCCTGGTATCCGTTGAGGATGTTGAGGTGCAAGGTCCAGTTGACCGGCTAGTAGAATATCTGGTGAACGGTGATCTTAATGCGCTAAAGGTCGCTAACGTGAGCGTAGACGGGCTCACCACTGAGCTGATCAGAGCAAAGAGCAGTGGTTCATCCACTCCGCTTGGCGCAAAGGTGTACGCAGAAAACTGTATAAATACCGGATCATTACGGCCAATTCTCACCCATCGCGTAGCCGGAAATGCTGTGGTTGTAGAGCTAAGCGAATACGGATGCGTCGGATTTACCAGAAATGGATCTGCTGATACATCACTGGTGAATCCGGGGAGTGTTATGCGTCCATATGCAATCGCAGGCGAAGGGCAGTCTGTCGGCGGCAGCATGCGTGTTCAGTCTGTAAGCATCCCCGCTGGCGCTGTAGGTCAGATTCAGGGGCATGGCGTGAATAATGGTGTCTGCTTTGCGATTATATCTATAAACAGAAGCGCATCATCTCAGGGGGCTGTATCTATATCAGCAACTGGAGTTGTAGCGCTAGCGGTAGGCTCTGATATCTCTGTTGGAACCACGTCAGAGCCAGCCAGCGGTCTTTTTAGGGTATGGGCTCAAGCTTCTGGGGCAGGAACAATTAACATAAGAAATGGAGATACATCGACCAGAGCTGTTACTGTCGTAAGTTTTGGTTAATTTAAATATGGTCGCCTCAAACAAGAGGCGACCTGTTAATTAGCGAGCTGTAATCTCGTTTATTTCTTTCAGACGCGCAACTCCCGCAATGCCTCCGGGTGCATGCCAGCAACCTTAATTAAGGTTTTCGCTGCTCCAGACGGGGATCGGCGTCCTTGCTCCCAGTCTTGCAGCGTGCGGACGCTCACGCCCAAAAGCTCGGCGAACTCAGACTGTGGCATGCCAACTTTTGCGCGAACTTCGGCAACCGGAGAAAGTTCAATCTGTGTTGAGCGGGCGATCTTCCCCTTCTTCATTTCGTCAATCGAGGCGAGGAGGTCGGCCTCGAAGGTTTCAAGTTCCTTATCCATTCATAGCCTCTTTCAATTTGCTCAAGGTGGATGCTGGTAGGTTATCGAACTTTGATTTTGTGTACGCTATCAGTAGCCAGATGGAATGCGCCTCTTCGGCGTTGTAGTAGATCACGCGCGCGCCGCCGCGCTTACCCATGCCGGGGCGAGACCAGCGCACCTTGCGAAGCCCGCCCGATCCTGGGATCACATCTCCGACCAAGGGGTTGGCTGCAATCCACGTAATGAACTCCTCCCGTTCGAGGTCGTTCCAGATGTCGTCTGCATAGCGTTTGAAAATCTCTGTTTCGATGACTGTTCGCATTTTTTGATTGTACGGCAGAGCCGTACATTCTGGCAAATTGACGATAAGCATGATTCCAGGCCCCGCCGAAACGGGGCCAAGAACCTCATCGAATGCGGAATTCAGAATACCGGTTGAGCCCCAGCCGCCGCTGTACGGCATCGAACTCACCATCGAAATCCCTCCTGAGCTTCCAGACGCCCATGTAGCCATCCTTGAAGTGGTCGATCATCTCTACGCCCGCGCGGGAGCCGTGCTGCCCAAGGAAGCTGTAGAGGCTGTGGCGCTTGAAGATTTCGAACAGATACTGGAAGTGGTGGCAGACGAAGTACACGTCGTAGAGCTGGTGGTCGTTGAGCATGGTGCCGCAGCGTTTTTCAGGCTTCGGCAGCCATTCGCCTTCGTGAACGCTGTAGGCGGCGACGAAGTTGCGGGCCGCATCCAACTGATTGGCGGGGATGTCTGTGGCAGACCGAACCCCGAATGCGGCATGGGTCTGTGACCAGATTTTCGCGGTGGCGCGGCGGCGGACTTCGACGGGGAGGGCGGCTACCTTGCCCTTGATCAGCGAGCCGAGCATGTGGAAGCCGTCGGTGCCGATGGTTTCGCCAACCAGGGTTGCCATCTTGTTGCTGGAGTCCTCATAGCGACCATACTTGCGAATCGCAGGAAGCACCTCGGCGGTCACCCATTTCTTGAAGCGCTTGGCTTCGGCCTTGCGGCTGCGCAGGATCGCCGAGTACAGCCCAGACTCATTGATGACCAGCATTTCCTGATCACCGCCAGGGGTGGGCAGAATCTGCCTACCCTTTTCGTCATCGTCCAGATTCCGCGCCATATCCTTTGCAGTCAGGTACTGGAGAGCAGAGGCGATATCGGCAGCAACGAACCATGGCTGGTCGTCGATCAGCATGGTGCGGACTTCGCGAGCGTCGAACTGGAACGGAATTACTTGAGCGGTTTGCATGATGAGGACTCCTTACCTGTTTGGGAGTTCGCCATCTCTGCGACCAAGAAGAGGGAGGCGAACTGTACGCGGGTTGGCCGACCGGGGGTAAGGCTCCCGGCACACCCGAAGGTGTCCCACGCACAGCCCGCCATAAAGCGAGGCACAAAAAAACGCCCTGCGGCGCTGTGCACCTTACCGATTCGGGCGGCCAAGCCCGACCGCTGAATTTGCAGCGGCAGGCGGAATATGGAATAAACGCCAGCATTCGTCAACGTTCATGAGGGGCTGGGGTGGCTAAAAAGGAAATCGACTCAGCGAGCATCCATGCGAATCGAATGGCTAAGCTGAATAGCGCGTCCAGCAGCTACGGTTGCAGGACTTTGTTTATGCATCTATCGGCCCTTCGTCCAGATACCCGAACCTCTCACGCGGCAAGGCATGGAAAGCTTTTCACTGCTGATCAGGTAAGGGAGTGGTATGCGCGTGATGGCAATTCAGAGGGATGCAGGTGCTCACTCGTTGAGGTTCTCGTAGACGAGCAGGGTGTCCCCCTGGCTCCCATGCTGGTTGAGCGTGCGCGCCAGACTTTCGAAAAGATGAAGGCGAAGGGGCTCGGCGACTGGACAAGAGAACTGTGACCTCGAGGTCTGGCGTCATGCACGGGCGATTGATAGCGTCGTGACCTGCTGACAACTGATCAATAAGGGATTGCCATGCAGTACAGCGTGATTGTCACGGGCACAGGATTCGAAGGTCGTAGCGGCAGAATACGCCTGGCTGTACGCCCCGGAATGGAAGTCAAGCTAGTGCCAGAACCGGACAACCCGCACGACCCCAATGCCATCGCCGTCTACGTGCATGTCCGGCGCTGGTTCACCCTGTTCCTCCCGACTGACGTACAAATCGGCTACATCAAGAGAGATCGGGCCGCGTTCTTCACCCGAAAGATGAAGGCGGGTGGGCGGATCACAAAGGCAACAGTGAAAAGCATGTATACCGAACTCGACCATCCAAGGGTTTCTCTGAGCATCGAAACCGACTGGTAGTCGCGCAAGACAGAAAAGCAAAACCCCCGGACGTTCACAGCGTGCCGGGGGTTTTTATTTCCACCCCTTGGGAAGGACAAGGAGCAGAACATACGTGAATCGTAGACCAATCTTGCTGAAGGTTAAAGACTGGCTGGAGGTCAAAATGCCAACGAGTCATTTCCTGAATTTTTGCATCGGGGTCAGCCTGCTGATCCTCGCCTGTGGAGCCGCTGCCTGGCTGTCGTCTCCCGTGCTGCTGGCGATCCTGGCCGGTAGCTGACCCGAACACCTTTCCGACGAAGATAGGCCCGCCATTGAGCGGGCTTCGTCGTTTCTGGAGACCCGTAAATGCGTACTTCCCAACGAGGCATAGACCTCATCAAATCGTTCGAGGGCCTGCGCTTGTCCGCCTATCAGGACTCGGTGGGTGTCTGGACCATCGGCTATGGCACTACGCGGGGCGTTACCCGCTACATGACGATCACCGTTGAGCAGGCCGAGCGGATGTTGGCCAATGACATTCAGCGCTTCGAGCCTGAGCTGGACAAGCTGGTGAAAGTGCCGCTGAACCAGAATCAGTGGGATGCCCTGATGAGCTTCGTCTACAACCTGGGATCGGCCAATCTTGCGTCGTCCACGCTGCTCAAGCTACTGAACAAGGGTGACTACCGGGGTGCGGCGGACCAGTTCCCGCGCTGGGTGAATGCGGGCGGCAAGCGCCTGGAAGGACTGGTCAAGCGTCGCGCGGCGGAACGGGCGCTGTTCCTGGAGCCGCTGTCGTGATCTCCGCCCGTGTTGTCTCGATCGCGCTGGCCTGCCTGGTGCTGGTCGGCCTCGGCGCCGCCGGCGGTGTTTGGCTCGGCGCGCGGCACTACCGGCCGCAGTTGGATGCCGCGAGCGCGGATTTGGCTGCCTGCCGTGCCTCCCGGGGAGAGTTGGAGTCCGCAGTGGCGGAGCAGGTCCGGCAGGTTGCCGCGCTGCGCGTGGTCGGCGAACAGCGGGCCCGGGATGCCGCGCTGGCTGTGGATCGGGGACGACAGCAGGCCGCCGAGCAGTATGCCGCGGCACAGCGCCTGTTGCGTGAGCGCTCCGCTGGTGATCAGTGTCTGGCAGCCGAGGCGGTCATCGATCAGGAGCTGGGTCTATGAGGGTGGTGCTGATGCTGATGATTGTCGCGCTGGCGGGATGCGCCGGCCAGGTCGAGCCTGAGCCGCGCACGGTGCGCGTAGAAGTGCCCGTTGCTGTGCCTTGCCGAGTGCCGGCGGTGGAGGTGCCGGCCTGGGCAACCGCTGGGCTGAAGAAGAGCGACGATATCCAGACCAAGGTCCGTGCATTGCTCGCCGAACGCTTGCAGCGGATCGGTTACGAGGCGCAACTGCTGGCGGCCAACAGGGCCTGTCAGGATTAGGAGTAGACTACGGCCTTTTCCTATGAGGGCAGGGCATGCTTGTCATTCGATTCAAGGGCTGGTCGGTGAAGCTCGACCACCAGGTGGGCAGCGCTGGCAAGTTCGGCATCTGGTCTTTCCACGGCTCGGAGAGCAGCTACGTACCGGACATGGAGACGATTCTCCGGCATGCTGCTATTCGGCCTGCGGAGCCGAAAGAAGGCGGGGAGGTCGAGGTTTTCATCTGCGACGCGCGCATGCCGCAGGATGAGTGGCGTGCCATAGGGAAGGGCGTTGCGGCCTACGAGTCGGACCGCTGAATGCTGGCCGTGACGGAAACGTGAAGCACGTAAATGGAAAACGTGAAAAGGAATTTCACGATTGGCACAGTTTAAGTGATTGCGGTCGGCGTAAACTGTTGTAATATAAGCGCTTCTGAGGTGCGAGACAGGATTTAGGTTCCAGCGCCGCAAGGCGTGAGAGTTCGAGTCTCTCCGTCCGCACCACCTTCAGGCTCGGCTTGTCCGGCCGCTGCGGTTGAAGCCGGAACGTCCGGCACGATTCAAGATATGGTGGGCGTAGCTCAGTTGGTAGAGCACAGGATTGTGGCTCCTGGTGTCGTGGGTTCGATTCCCATCGTCCACCCCATATTTCGAAGCGCCAGGCCTTGTGCCTGGCGTTTTCGTTTGCGCTTCACGATCTCTTCCCCGCTTGCCTTTCCGGCTCCCATCCCGCCCTCGTGGCGCGACGGCAGGTTGAACTTGTTCCGGGTCCGGCGCTCTTAAGCGAGCCCGTCGTTCCTGGCGGGTCCGTATATGCAGTCTGGGTGAAGCGACATGTCGATGAAATGGACCGAGCAGCGCTTGCGCAAGGCTCTCAAGCAGATGGCGAACAATCATGAATCGGCGGCGGTCGAGGTCATGCGCGCCGTCGAGCGGGCGAACGATCCGAAGCTGGCGCAGCGCCTGCTCGAGGTGATCGAGCAGATGCACCAGGATGCCGATGCGCTGCGCTCCATCGACGACGAAATCGCCAGCGGCGTGATCCGTTGCCAGTGAGGCCGTAGGCGTTCCGTGGTTCAGGGCTTTCCGGCGGAAGCGGGCTCATCCGGTCGGTTCGCCAGTTTCGGACGCAAGTTCGCACCCTGGGCTGTGTTCCGGTGAACGGTATAGGGTTGGCGGCCGCGGAAGGCGAAGGCGGTGAACAT